TATGCCGTTACTATAAATAGTCAAAGCTGGGCTATCGCCAGAAAGAGAATAGGCTGATTGACCATCTATTGTTTCTCCACCGGATGCAGAGACCGCTATTTGATTAGAACTTGCTCTGGTTGAAGTAGTTTCATCCTTGATTATTAAAGTTTTACCAGCACCTGCGACTGAAGCTGAAGGAATCGTCAATGAAACATATGATGTTGATGTAATGCCAACTATGGAGTCATATGTATTCAAGCTGTAAGAAGTTGATGCAGAAGAAGAGTAGTGTTGATTGAGTCCACCAGAAATTATAGATATTGAGCCAGTGAACACATGAGTGTCGCCTGAATCATCTCCAAAGCGCGTACTTCCGCTTATGTCTATTTCGGTTTTAGTTGTAGTGATAACATCAAAAACATTTGCCCTAAGTGTTCCACTTATATCCATATTTCCACTAAGAACTAAAAAATCACTAGTGTAATCATACATCAAGTTAGAGCTACCAGAAATTTCCCCTAGAGAGCCACTCGCAAATTGAAGAGACTGGTCTGGTCCTTTTGCTGGTTTTTGTGCGTCTGTAATATGTACCCAACCAAATTTACCCATTAAATAATCCTACTAAAAAGTGCTACACGCAGCGAAAGCTCTCGTATGTGCAGTGCTACGAACAAATGCAACTCGATCAACTCCAACAATTTCATATGTTCGATATTCTCTCTCATCTGGAGTTATATCGGCAGGGTCTGCATGGCCTGAGTCAGCAGGGGCCGGAATAGTAATGGCGGTGGGGGCAGTGTTAGTACCAACCGGTTGAAATGACTGCGGAAGTTCAAACCATCTTTGAAAAGCGTGGGTGTAACCATATACCTTTACGGTTCCCGGTGTACCACCATTATTGTCTTCAGTTAGAACATGAAGGTATCTTTGATTTTCAGTGGCATACCCTGTGGTTGTTGCCGTAACACCTAACAAGTCACCCGCAACACTAAATGTAACTTCAGTTGATGGTGGGCCTGCTAAATTTTTTGGGCCTCTTGTCCTTCCCCAGCTTGCTGCCTTATATACTGACATTTGTTCTCTCCTATAATACTATTTACAAACTAAATAGTTCGTTTCCTTTGTTTTGCTAACTCTTTTCGGCGTCTTGCATCTGATCGTTTCTTGGCTTTTCTTTTTCTTTCCGAGGGCTTGATATAGTGGCGACGTTCTTTGGCCTCATCAATGATACCCAATTTCTTAACTTTTTTATTAAATCTTTTTATTACTCTCTCGATGTTTTCATTCTTTCGAGGTTTTACTTTATAATTACAAGCCATGTTATTTACCTACTACCTTTTTCCAATTGTGTGCGGATCCCATTAAAGAACTGATGTCAACACCGGGATCACTTGGTGCTATATCGCTCAGAGGTCCTTGTGTCTGTGGTTGCCCTGGGGATGGGCCTGCTCTTGTCGGTGTTGTCCCCTCAAATACATTTACACCGTTATAAGCATCCGTTCCAATAGAATCAAGAAGCTTTCGTTTTTGTTCCAATAGCCGCTTTCTTTTAGCTTCTTGGGCTGCTGAGTTATCTATCTGTGGTTTTTGTTTGGGTTGTTTTGTTTCAACAATACGAGTACTAGCAGTGCCTTTCATAACCTCTGCTATCACTGTTGATAGAATGCCCTCTTCTAGCAATACTTCATTGATACATTGTTTTACTAAAGGTTTGAGAACCTTTTTCAATTCGTCTTTATTCATTATTGCCTCAGATTAGTCTTTTAAAATCTTTTTAAATAAGTCTCCGATAATTTCGGTCTTATTTTCATTAATTTTCTTCTCATAAATAGAAGTGGAGATACTTTTTGGTTTATTATCGGGATAAATATAAGCATCAGGTGTTGAAGGTTCAGATACAATATCAAAACAAATTAGTTCAAAATCTTCTTGAACCATAGAAGCACCCATTTGTTCTTGGACGGAACCCATACCTCTTGACGAGATACCAAGCTTAACACCGGAGTTAACAAGGTCTTTTACAACTTTGCCTGATGGTGTGTCCAAAATTTTGATCTTTCCGATAACATCGTTACCATCCCACCAAATATCGGTAATTAAATGAGATACATTACGAAGATTAATAACTGAATCGTCTGGGTGATCTAGTTCTCCTAATGCTCTGTTGTCTTTTACAACATTCTCATATTTTTGTATTTCTCTTCTCAAAACATTACAGGGGTAGATTCTACCATTACCATTCTTCTTCTCGCAAGTTTGAATGCGACCGGAAAGATAAAGGGCACCATCGGCAACTTCCTTTTTCTCTCTTTCGGTTAAAAGATCTTGGCAGATTCCGTCTTTACATAATTCATAAAATTCTGTTAAAAGTTTTTTCATTAGTTTGTCCCTTAGTTAGCAGGTATATTCATTTTCTTTGCTTTTTTATAAACAAGATCAAGCCCATCCATATCTTTCTTTTTTGCCATATTATGTATCATTTCCATTTCACCATCTGGACCATATTGATATCTTGTTAAAAGAACTCCAACAATATCATCACGACCAATTGCTTTTAAATCGGCTTTCAATTGTTCCATTTCTTTTGAATTCCACTCATATGAACCTTCTCGTAATGAGTTTAATTCTTCTTTAATAATCTCTATCAATCTTTCTTTTGTAATCTTCATTATTATAATTCCTTAAAAAATAAAAAACGGGCGCAACCCGTTCGAGTTAGGATCCAGAACAGCAGCGACGAACTGGTTGAAGCATCCATTTAGTTGTCCAAGTCATTTGTCCTCTCCTGTTTTGTTAATTTTTAAACCACCATCATTAATTAGCATAGATAATATGTATGAAGTTCCCGAAGCAACCCAGCCACATATAAACATATTTCCAATGGAGTATTTGAAAGTAAATAGTTCTGTCCATCCGTTTATGAAAAACAAAAACATTCCTACCCAAAATCCCATACACATGGCACAATTCGCCATATATCCAATAAGACCGTATTGGTCTCTCCGGGGGCGGATTTTTTCAAATATTTTAGAATAAACTAAAATCTGTGTTAGTCCGTATGCGGCTAAAATAAACCAAATCATTCCCATATCAAACTCTACCATATTAAGATCGTCTGCGATGTTTATATTGCTACTATCAATATTCATTTTCTACTCATATGAATACCGACCATAAATATAAGACCCAAATACATCGCTTTGAGGTATTGACCCTTTTTCAGTTTCTTGTGGAACTTCGCCGAGTTCAGTTGAATTTGCAGCATCAGGGTCAAGCAACGCATCATCCATCATATCGTCGTATGCTTCCATTGCTTTAAAGTATGGTCGCTCTCCGTCCATCCATTGGCTGATTTCATATAAAGAAGCTTTGACCGAATCAAGCTCTGTTGATTCTAAAATTTTAGCCTCAAGGGACCCGTAGACATTACCGCCTTGAATTGAATCAAAAGCAACAACACCCTTTTTCTTGAGGTGATCAAATAGTCGGCTCTCTGCTCCATAAACCACTTCGGACATTAAATCTTTAGCAAAGGCAACAATCTTATTTGATTCAAGCATAACAACGATATCAATATCAGCATGATCAAAGATCATTAAGTCGCCGTTCAGAGCCCTTCGCATATTTAATTTAAATTCCAGCATTTGTCTATTGGGATCAACGATCTTAATATTAACCGTCTCGTTTGCTGGCTGTTCGATTGGTTCTGGGGTAGGATCGGTAATATTTACTTTAATAGCCATTATTCGAGCACCTCAGAAACAAAATCTTGAATATAAAATACTTCTTTTACCAATTCTTCGGTAATTGGAGTTTTCTTATAATTTTCAAGCTTCTCAAGAATTCTTTGAGTATTATTATAGAATTCTTTATTATTTTTAATTTTATCTGTCTCGGAACATTTTGAGACTTGTTCCTTGAGTCGGGCCACTTCTTCGTTCAAAAACGATTTAAGACCAAGGCCGTTATCTGAGAAAGATGTGATATAGTTTGTTAAGAGATCCTTTTGTTCTTTACGAAGGGTATTATCATAAGTTTCATTAAATTTGTTAACGAATGTCTTATACTCCAAACTATCAATATGTTTCATTTCTTGCTTTTCTTCTGTCTTTGTAGAAGCAAGCATTCCAACGACTCTTTGTTCCAAAATCAAACGAGTTTTAGCATTAGCACCCTCTGAATTGAAATACTGATACAAAGATCCGATGTTCTTATAATTTGATATAAAGTTTGAGAAAACAGCATTAGAATAAGATTCGTTGATCTCTTTAATTAAAGCGGTCTGTTGGTTGAAGATTTCTTTCTTATCAAGATTATTGAAATCTTTTTTGACCTCAAACAAAAATCTTTGAGAAAGATTCGGAGACATTACTTCTGCTTCTAATACAGATTTGTAGATTTCCAATTCTTTTTTAAGCGGAGAACCAGCATTAAAATATTTTTTAATGGTCTCCAGCACTTTTTGTTTTTTCTCTTCTTGTCCTCGGACAATTGCTTTTGTTAATTCTGTGATTAATGATTCGTAAAGAAAAGCGGTATTTCTTTTCTTATTGTGTCTTACTCTCATTTTCTGTGTTCTCCGATTTGTTTAAGCCTTCTAAAAGCTTCTTTATTTCTGTTGATGTTTTAAATAGTTTTTCTTCTTCTATTTTGTCCAATGATTTATTTTCTGTTATACCTCTGGCTAATGAGTCCAGCCCACCATAGCCAGTCTTACCTTTATAAATACTTCTGGTTGTGTTTCCAAACTCGCCTGTGGCTTGATTTTTCATATGTTTAGAAAAGCCGCCTTTGCGATATTTTAACTGATGTTTCTTATATGGACCTCTGGTTTTATCGTCGTCTCGTTTACCGGGGGCAGCGAGAAGAGTACCATCGTCTTCAGCAGCAGCGGGTTCTTCGGCAGCACCTTCGTCCCCGCCAAGATCAAGTTCATCACCGCCGCCAAGATCAAGTTCATCACCGCCAGTATCATCACCGCCGAGGTCAAGGTCTCCACCGCCGCCAGTGGCTTCGGGTGCTTGTCCAGCGGCTTCAAGTCCAGCCATAAACTTTCTATCATAGAACATTTCTCTTTGCATTCTAATGAATTCGTCTTCGGAGATACCAAACATATGTTCAGCGATCCATCGCATGGAAAAGAACCCTTCAGTAGCAGCACCGGCGACATCAAATTTGGTTTTCCAATGTTCAAGTTCTTGGAGTTCAGCGATCTTTGAAGGATTATTCAAAGCAAGGTCAAATGCTAAAAGATCGTCTCCTCTGAAGCCTAAAGTAAAAAGATGAATAATTCCAATTTTTTCCAATTCTGAAATAACAACTCTTTGTAATCTTTGAATTGTTCTGGCGAAACGAATATCCTTTTGTGCTAAAGTTGTTTTATCCTCTGAGGATCCTTCGCCCATAACAAGATATGATTGGGGAACTTTAAGAGCAGCAAATAATTTTTCTCTTAAATACTTAACATCTTCTACGGTTCCTGTAAATTGACCACCGGGGAGGTTTTGTATTTCTGTTCCAGAAGCACCACCGCGAATAGGAATAAAGTAATCTTCTTCAATTGATAAGGGATTATAGCGAAGATCAACTCGACCAGTTTTTGGATCAACAACTTGATGTCGTTTCATTTGAGTCATAACTTTCTGCATATACTGTTCAACATCGTTTGGTGCGATATTTCCAACATCAATTTTAAACACTCGTCTTTCTGGGCTTCTTACAATTCTATATGCCATCATAGCATCTTCAAGAAGAGTTAATTGTCTCCAGATACGACGGGCAGGCTCAAGAACCGAAGTTCCATAAGGAGAATGCTTGTCGTTACCAAGAATGCGGAAATGAGCCATTTGCCAGTTTTCAAGAGTCATACCGGCACTATTCCATTGATATTGGACATAATTTGGGTTTGTCTCATCTTCTCCCTCTAATCTTTCAATTTCTTGGGGAGGTAGACCGATTACGCTTCTGATTCCCATTTTGTCATCAATGTCCAAATATAAAAACAAATCCCCATACTTACACATTGTACGAGACCAACCAAAGAGATTGTGGTCAATGTTTAAAACATTATGATACAAAGAGTGTAAAATAGACTTTATTTCTTCATTAGGGCACTTAATTCTTAACATGGGTTGTAAAGAAGAATGAGTGGTCATTTCATCAGCATAAATATCAATAGCAGAAGCAATGATAGGTTCATATTCCATTTGGTCAAAATCGACATACCTCTCAGAACGACCCCTGTTGGAAATCATATTAAGAGTGGTCACATTCATTGGGTTGTATTCTGACTTCTTAAATTGTTGTCCGGAAGCAGATTTAAACTTAGAAGAATAAATATCCAAATGTCTTCTTCTTAATTGGCGACCCGATTGTGTTCGTCTCTGTGTTAGTGGACCAGAGAGCAATCTTGTTAGTTGCTTAAATAATCCTGATTCGTCATTATATGGGTTTCTTGTATTCTTTCTTCTTGGGGCCATTTTATTTATCCTTTAAAAATCCAAACAAAATCACTCATTTGTTGTTTTGCTTCTAATTGTTTTTCTTTGATGTCTGATCCGTATCCATTCATTCCTTTAATTGAAGTGTTCATTGTGGTTTTGTTTAGATACATAGAATTTAACATTGCTTTTTTATATTCTGCTTCTCTTTGATTTACTTGTAGTGCGGTATCTCTAACCCAACATGCGATAGCCAAAGACATAACCAAGTCGTCATGATAAGATCGCATGGCTTGGGGTTTTCCATTTTTCCAAATAAAGGTTTTAAACTCATGAAAAGTTCTTGACGAATAAAGATTTATCATTTTATTTCTTATAAACTCCTCAAGTTTTGCTACAATCAAAGGACGAGTCTTTGTAGAAGTTGTGAAACCCGCTACAGCAGTGTCCATTGCTTCGCCTTGAACAGACTCCACAAATTCATGTGTTGATTTGATTGAGTAATAAAGGTTGGGATACCCAAGAGTAATTAGTTTTTCCAAGATCGATATACCAATTCCGTTGTTTTCAACAACTAAAAGGCAATTTCCGTATTCCGTACCTGCACTGAACAACATTTGAGAGTACATATCAAGAGTTGGTTTGCCTTGGTATTCTGCTACAATTTCCATTGTTTCTAATTTTAAAACATGAAATACAGAATTATCAGCACCGTCGCCTCTAGCAACATCAGCAACAAGCATATAGGAAAACCCTTCTTCAAATTTCTCCCAAATCCAAAAGTTTCTATCATACCCTGTTCTATATACTGGTTCTCTAATTGTTTCGTTTATCCAAGCAATATCATCAGGGTGGATTACTGTGTCGCCTGATGTATTAAAGTTGCATTCTAACTCTTGTGCTATTTGTCTCCGAGACATATTTTTTGTCTCTTTGTTGAACCACTCATGGTTTCTTTCGGGGTGAACATCCCATGGAAGACAAACCGGGTGGAAATCGTTCTCTTTATTGTCGGCATCAATATAGGTTTTATGAAACCAGTTTCCAACACCGTTTGGAGTTGAAAGAGCAATGCAGCGACCACCAGTTGATAGAGTAGGATACAAACCAGTCCAGAGTTCTTTTAACCCATCAACGTGAGCAGCCTCATCAATTACCAAAAGCGAAAGAGCTTCAGAACGACCGGCGTCGCCAGAAGTAGAAGCGGCTTTGATTTGTGATCCATTTGATAATTCAAATGATGTTCTGTTATCAATTGAAATTGTAGCCACTTGCATCCAAGGAGGCAGATTCTTCATTATAGCTTTTACTTTCTTTACCAAGTTGGCAGCAGTCGCAAATTTGGTTGCGATGACCAGAACATTTTTATCACGATGAAACAACATAAGCCACACACAATATGCGGCTGTAATAGTTGAAATGCCCAACTGTCGGGCTTTTAGTATAACTGTAAAGCGGAAATCATTGTAGTCGTTTAATAAATCATCTTGATACGGATAAGTTTTAAACGGAACGAGTCCTTTCAGTGGGTGTGAGATCCTACAAAAATTATTTGTAAAGTAAACTGGATCTTTCCCGCATTTAAGGATTTCTTTTACAATCTCCTTTTTTGAGAGTTTAAAAGACATTATTTCCTAGTGTCGTTACTTGGCCTCTTTTTAGAACTAAGAGAAAGAAAATCTCTGATTGATTTATCTACTGTGTCCTCGGAAGGAGACAAGATTGGTTCTGAATCAACACCGGAGATTTTATACCATTGGTATGCCTGTACCCAAGAATGAACACGGGAAACAGATTGCACTAACACTTTCATTTCGTCTTCTTTCATAAGAGTGATTTTAACTGATTCGCCAGTAATGGCTTTATATTCTTTTTGCAAGAACTTTTTAATTTCATTAATTCGTCTCGCGATTTCATCTTCAAACCCACCAGCATAAACTTCTTTGAGTTTAACTTCTGATTGATAATTGATGCACATCGCATCACCAGAAAATTTAACTTTAAATCCATCAATAACTCTTGAATCAAGAATAGGATCGCCTTCTTCGCGATTAAGTCCCATTGATCGTGCTTTTCCATCGGCAGCATATCGCTCGTCGTGTGAGCCGTCATATGAATTGGCTGCTGCTTGAGCAAGACCTTGTACGATTTTTAGTGTGTTTGAACTCATTTGCTTATTTCCTCTTCTGTGTTTTGCTCTTCAGAGGCATCTTGTGTTGTAAGTTTTTCAAGTTCTTCTTTAATAATTTGCTTGAGTTGTTCTTTAGTGAGTTTCATTTTTTGGGTCTCCAACCTTTTTTCCATCTATCTTCCCGACCTTCAATCCACTGTATGTAACACTTTTCGCAGCAATCAAACTTCGTCATATAGACATCATCGTTTGATTTAAAAGAGTATGTATTACAAACCGGACAAGATCGTTCGGATTCTTTATTAAGTAGTTTTTTGGGAATAAAAACCCCATTTACTTCTTCTCGATCAAAATCTTCTTTGTCTTCATAGTATTTGTGTGTTTCTTTTAGTTGAGCCAAATACTCTTTTTCTTTCTCATCTGTCCAATTGCTCTTCGGGTGTTGTATTGTTTCTTCACCATATTTCTTCGCAATTGCTTTCTCAACTTTTACTGTATAATTCGGATCTTTTTTGGTCATTGAATCCCCGGTTTAATCGCATACATAATACCGATTGCTGCTCCTGCACCAACTGTGAAGCCACCAATAGCCCACCAATGGGCATTTGAAGGGCGAACATACTTTTCTAAACTCTGGATATGCTGGTCTCGAATATTAATAATCTCTTGATATTTTTGATTGTCTGCTTCTGATTTGGCATAGAAAATATCGTATTTGTACTGTTCTTCGGCTCTTACTTGACCAATCTCAAAATCAACTCTCAGTTTGCACTCAAGGTTTTGAAATTGATTATCAACAATAATCTTGGATACAGCAGCATCGTTAAAAAGCCGCCCATCAAATGGTGCGACTTCGCCTTGTTTAATGTTACTAAATTTTGGTTTCTCGTCTTCGCCGTTTGCGGCAGAGGACCAAGTGAGCAAAGCTCCCATAAGTAGATACTTCATGTTCTCTCCAAGATTAAAAGGATGAATGTATTATAACATATTTTTAATAACTTGTCAAGTTATTTTTCTGGTGTCTCTGGTGTGCCTGTCTTATCAAGCATCTTGCTAATTCCCATTGCAGCAGCGGCGGCTGGTACAGCTAAAAGACCAAGGTCTTTGAGAACACTAATGACCATCATAATATTCTCTGGTGTGATGTGTTCCATAGAAGGTGATTCGTTGAGTGGTACATCCATCACATCGGAGAAAAGCATTTCAAGCATTCCTTCAACATCAGCACGGCTAAGATTATTAACTTCTACAAAGTTTTGAAACTCTCCAAATATTTCTTTTGGTGATAGTCGCTTGGGCATATCAAGTGCATTATATATTTCATCTTCACCACCCATATCGTGATAATCGCCTTCTGTTTGTACTTCTTCTTGAATAAGTTTTTTAAGTAATTTTGCTGTGAGTTTCATTTTTTGCATCCTTTTGGTAAATGAGATCTTAAAGATTTTTTATATACTTCAATATCGGGTTGTGACCATCTTTTTTTGGGACAATAAGTTCTGTGATCTTCTTGGTCTTGAAGAAACAATTCTAATGCTCTCATATCTCTTTTGAGATTATCATCTCCACCGGTTAACATAGAAGCGATTAGAAGAGCCGCTTTCATTGCTCTCTCCTCGTCACCATCGACTCGATCCGTCCCAGAGACCCCTTCATATATTCGATGTCTTTTTCCATTCCGATTATTTGCTTTGAGTTGTCGTCGGAATTTAGAATTTTTTTTTCTAGGGACTCAATAACTTGTTCGGCGTCACCTAAATCATTTTTAAGTTCGGCAACCTTTAAATTGGTTGACCAAACCCAGCCAGCAAGTGGAAGAACCAATACTGACATAAGTAAGGAAAATAATTTCCAAATATCATCTTTTGTTATATTAGCCATGTTCATTAATCCCTAATTCATCTTCTAAAATTTTATCAATCTCTGAAGGGTTATTCTTTGCTTGTTTCAGTTTTTTTCTAACTTCAAATTCTTTCTCTATAATAAGAGAATCAAACTCTCCCTTATATTTCTCACGAACAGTCTTCATTGCATTATCATATTTCTGCTTTGCTTGTTCGCGAAGTTTCTTTTCGGTCTCGTATGCTTTTACAATAGCATCTTTCTCTTGCTTATAATGTTTAAGAGTAAGCTTGGCTTGGATGAGTTCCGCTCTATTTTGTCTCTTACCAAGAAGATAAACAATAGCAAGAGCAGCAATCATCACAAGCCAACGCCAATGTTGCCGACACCAAACAGAAGCAATGTCCCACCATTTTTTAATCAACAACATAGACATAAAGCTCACTCTCCGTGTTTATAAACCTTCACAGTGTCGATGACCGATTGACCACCAACATAAACAATCGCAATCATGCCCCAGGTTTCTGGGTCAAGAAGCGAATAGGCCATAAGACCGGTTGCTGTTGCGAATACAAGAAGTTTTCTTGAGATTGCTTTTTCAAGCAATTGATCAATTACACTTCCGGTTTTTTCTTTTAGTGCTTGTACCATATTTATCTCCTAATATGACACAATAAATAGTAAGTTCTATTTTAAAACAACATTAGCATATCCATCAATCTTATCTATATCAATGGTCATGTCTACAACATCTTTTAGTGATTCAAGGTGAGATACGAGCAATACAATCTTAAATTGTGTCTTTACCATCTCTAACAAACGAACAAATCCTTCCATGTGCTCGGCATCCAATGCTGTTGCTGGTTCATCAAGCACAAAAAGGTTTCCAACTGGTAAGTTAGTAATTGAAATCATACCAAGCCGTATAGCCATAGAAGCCAATGTTTTCTCAGCACCAGAAGCCATAGAAAGAGGTCTTGGGTCATATGCTGGGTGTTTGATAAATATATCTAACTTGGAGTCTGTATTATCAAAAAAGACCTCGAAGTCAACAATATTAGCCAGAACTTTTCCTATTTCTTCATTAATAATTGGAAGACGATCTTTAATAATGTTGTATGAGATTCCATTAGCGTGCATACATCGCATAAACATTTCATAAGCAACCCACTTGTTTTCATAGCCCTTATACTCTTCAAGTTCTTTCTCGATGTTCTTTATGATTTGGGCGGTTGATCCCTGTTCAATAAGACATTCTTGCAACTGCTCATTACATTTAGTATGTACTTGTCGCAGTTGGGATATCTTTGTTTCAAGTGCTTTCTTTTCTCTCGTAAGTGTTCCAAGGTTCTCAATGGCTTCTCTGTTTTCTTCATATTCCGCTTCCTGATTTCTTAAACTTTCTATTTGATTCTTTAAAAGATTCAACTTGTCTTTATTAGACGATAGTTCCATAGATTTTATTTCATTTTGATTCTGTAATTGATCAATATCTTGAGAAAACTTATTGTGTCTCTCAATATTAGAAGTAATCTCTTCTGGATTTATAAAGTTTATTTTTTCTTGTATGTCTGAGACAAACTCTTGTAATTCCTCAATCATTTTGGTTGTGGGCATTATTTTAGTTGAAGCATCGTGAGCATCTTTTACAAACTGATTGCTTACACAATACTTGCAATTAGGATCATACTGGTGTTCGTCAAGAAGTTTAACTTTTGATTTTAGATTTTCTAATATTTTTGTTTGTTGATTTAATTTTAATGTTATTATTGACTTTCGTTCTTTATGAGTTTTACAAGTTTCATTTAGAGAAACAAGTTGTTCATAATTCAAATCGTCAAGAACCATTTTATATTGTTCTACAAACTCTTCATTATTTAATATTTCTTTTTGAAGGTCGATGTTTTCATGTAAAATTCTCTTAACACCTTCTTCTTTAGAAACAATATCGGCCTTAACTTTATCAATATCAATTATCTCCGCTGGTATTGAAGATATAATATCTTCTACTTCTTTTAATTTGCCGGTAAAAGATTCAACTGATTTTGTTGTCTTCTGACATTCTTTTTTCTTATTCTCAATTGCTTCAACTATTTCTTCTAAAAGTTCTTGGTTTTTGGTTATATCTTCAAGATAATTCTTTGCTTCAAACTTCTTAATTAAAGTTTTAATATCAGCGGAGTCCTTTTTGGCTAATTTAAACTTCTGATCGAAGATATCCAAGTCAAGGAATTTAGCAATAATCTCTTTCCTCTTCGTCGAACCTTCTTTGATAAACGACAGGGAGTCAAGCTGTGAGGCCATAGAGGTTAGTAGAAAGTCGTCAATCGTACCAAACTTCCTTCTGATATTAGCATCGGTCTCGTTGCGAGTGGTTCCGTTTAAACTCTCTTCAACTCCACCAATTTCTTTTGTAAAATCAAGATCAACCTTTGCTTCAATTGTTTCCTTGCCTTTTAGTTTTCTTGTATACTTGTTCAAATTGCGAGCAATCTTGTATGTCGCATTATCTGATTCTATTTCAAGAAGAATTTTGGCATCTTGTTTGTTCTGGTTGATTATGTGGACATTTTTTCTTTCATTTTTAGAAGTTGTATTATACATTCCGTATAAAACACTATCAATAATAGAAGATTTACCGGAGTAGTTCTTACCAAAAATACCCACGATACCATTAAGTCGATCAAAGTTGATAGTGTTCTTTTCGCCATAGTTAAAAAGATTGTCCCAAGTCGCACTCTTAAGTTTCCAAATAACATTTCTTGTTATCTCCTCGTTTTCTTCAACGGTTTGATTATATTTTCTGTTTAATTCCAATACCTTATCCATGATTCCATCATCGAGTTCCATATCTTTAAGGTATTTTCTAATATATTTCTCTTGTACTGTGATATCTCGGAGGTTTTCTTTCTTTAAAGCATCGGAAAGGTTTGTCTTTTCGTTACCTTTGTAGCTCGTCTTGACACTAAATGAGACACTTATTGGTCGCCACTTAACCTTGGCAAAATCCATCGCTCTTTTCATTTTAATTGGAGGTATAAGATTAGAACCAATTAAACGCAAGCGACAACCAATAGGAACATCAACTTTGGGCAATTGTCCTGTCTTAGTTAACACAACGTTAACAAACGGACGAGGGTTGTTAAGCTTATGAAATTTAACCTTAAAATCTGTTTTGTCGTTAATGTGCCACATTAAGTAGCCTTTATCAACATCCTCTCCAAAGTTCTGCTGAACAGTGGAGCCGCAATATGCTATTGTGCCTGTCTTATTAAGGAACTGCTTCTTATGTATATCTCCGAGCATAGCATAATCAAAATTCTTGAATATATCCGAATCATGCTCTCCAAACTCCATGGTATAGCCTAAATCGGTTTGACAATTTGAGATTGCTCCATGGTATAGGGCGACATTAATCTTGCTATCATCGGTGGGCTGTGTCCAATTTTCTTCGTCAAACACTGAAAGGACATTAAATACTATCTTATCATCGAGTGAAAATTCACCGGCATCTTTGAGAAAATGAAGATTAGGGTGCTTTAGTGCTGCGACGATTGGACCAATAGCATCTTCGCGATTAGCATTTTTAAGGTTACCATCGTGGTTACCTGCTATAATAATAGTGGGTGCTACATTCGCAAGGTTACTTAAAAACTCTGTTGCAAGAGAAAAATACTCTGGTGATAGTTGTGTCTTTGTGTGAGCCAAGTCGCCACAATGAACAATATAATCTGGTTGAGATTCTTTCAACTGCTTATAAAGATCAGCAAAGGCTTCACGATATTCAAAATGGTATTTTAAATTACGGATATGAGTATCGGCTATATGAGCCAATTTAATTGTCTTGTTATTCATTGAAGTTCCTATTGTTCAGGTTTCAGTTTTTTTATCAAGTCGTTTGCTGTCTTTTTATATTCCTCTATGTCCGTCCAACCTTGTTCTGGGAACATAATATTATTTGGAGCATAGTTTACCAATGGGATTGAGAATCCCGTGTATCGATGTTTAGTAAACATAACCTTAGAGAACTCGCCTGTCAAGATTAAATTAATAATTTTTCTTGTTATCTCTAGAGAAATTCTTTTTCCTTTTCCGTAACCACCACCAGTCCAACCAGTATTAACAAGCCAGCAGTTAATATTGTGTTCTTCTATTTTGTTCTTCAGTAAGTTAGCATATGTATCAACCTTTAAAGGCATAAATGGTTGTCCGAAACAGGCTGAGAAGGTTGGGACAGGCTCTTTAACACCTTTCTCAGTTCCAGCAACTTTAGCAGTATATCCAAGTTTAAATTGCTGAACTGCTTCTTCTGTGGATAATTTCATCACTGGCGGTAGAACTCCGAAAGCATCACAAGTCAACATAACAATGTTTTTAGGGTGCTTATTAACATAGCCCATTATATGGGAATTGGGCACCACATCCGTTGAATAAGAGGCTCTACCGTTCTCTGTGATGGACCCATCATCAAAGTCGGGCTTACCGTCTTTCATTACAACATTTTCCAATATCGTTCCTACCGACTTACAAGCATTCCAGATCTCTGGTTCTCCTGTTTCTGAAAGGCGAATGGTTTTAGCGTAACAGCCGCCTTCGATATTTGTAAGACCATTATCTGTCCAAAGGTGTTCATCATCGCCAATTAAGACTCTATTGGGGTCAGCAGATAGGGTTGTTTTACCTGTGCCTGATAATCCAAAGAAAATAGTTGGATTTTCATTGCCCTTATCAACGTTCACAGAACAATGCATTGGTAGAAAGCCTTTACTCGGTGTTAAAAAATTGATAAGAGTAAAAGCCGCTTTCTTGATTTCACCAGCATAATAAGTTCCAGAAATAAGAATTAACTTTTCTGATACTGAAATCATTACCCTTGGTTCGTCTAAAAGTGACGGCAAGTGTAAAATAGTATATATATCAGTGACTTCCGGCGAATCTATAACTTGTTCTTTTGTGATAAACATATTCCTAACAAACTGTGAGTGTCTCGCATATTCCGTATATACACGGAATCCAATTGCATGCTCAGGGTCTCTTATTAGAAGAGCGTCTTGTAAGTAAACTTCTTTATCTTTGACTGTGTTTAAGAACTTTCTCTTCATTTTATTAAAAGCACCTTTGGTCATTTTTTGATTCTCGGACCAATCTACTTTTGTTTTTGTTTGCTTCTCATTAACAATATACTTTGCTGTTGGGCAGCGACCAGTATATTCACCAGTATAAGTGACGAGTGCTCCGTCTTCCGTTAAAGAACAACCTTCTTTTTCTATGGCGATCTCTAACAGTTTCGGTGTTTCTAAATTTTTATAAATCATAAATTCCTCAAAGCATTAATTAGAAAAAAATTGTCGTAATCTACCGACTTTGCTTGGTTTTTTCTCTCAATAAAAACGTCATGAGACATAGAACCAACGTCCTCACAACCAGAGGTATCTATTTCAAGCAACTCGATATCATATTGTAGCATATTTTTAACGATTTGTCCAGTCTTTTTTTTCGCGTCTTCGTCTAAAGCCAAGTAAACTGGTGTATCATTTATCGCAATTGCTTGAAATAGTTTGGTGTTTTCTCGGAGAGTTGAGCCGAGAATAGGAATAGCGTTTTCCCCAGCCACTATGGCGTCAAAAACTCCTTCTACGAGGATCACCGGACTATCCCAGTCTACAGAAAGTTGATTGAATATTATGTCCTTCTCGGCTGTTGGATTGAGATACTTTCTCTGGTGACCAACATACGATCTCGCAATAAAATAATTAACATTTCCGTCGTTGTTAAAAGACGGTATAATTACTCTGCCGCCGAAACGACCATCGTCACAATAACCAATCTTCCATTTCAATATTTGTTCTCTGGTTATTCCTCTCAATTGAAGATAGTTGAGAACTCTTTTGGAGGAGTAGGGCAGGTGCTTGTTACAAAGAGAGATAAATTTCTCTGGTAGTTCAATTACTTGCTCTTCTTCTACATCATTCATTTCTGCGAAGATATTCTCAAATTCGTTTAAATCAAGACGACCTTCAAGTTCAAGCCACTTCTGTCGTTGTTGGTATGTTCCAAATTTACGAACAAGACGATAAATGTTCTTGCCGCTAGCAGAACATACCCAACATTTATAGCAACCTTTCGCAAAATTAACGGACATTTTCTTTTTGTGGTGATTACAAACTGGGCAAGAAAAAATAAACTCGTCTCTAGACTTTCTATAAGATCCAAGTATATTACAAATAATCTTCTTTTTTTGCTCAAACATAAGTCACCTCTCAAAAACAACATAACATATTATATTATTTTGTCAAGAAGAAACGATTATTCTCATAAAGTCATCATACATTGCTGGTAGTGGGAGGGCTTTTTCTACCTCTTCTTTATTTCCATCAGCAATAGCATTTCTTAAGTTTGTGGCTGATATTTCATCGGCATTAACTGTAATTGGGGGTAAATCTGTCTGGGCATTGTTATAGTCTTTTGTTATCTTTGCGAACTTCTCTCCACGACCAGCATCTTTTGATGAGTGACCAAGAGCAAACACCTTGCCTTGAAATAAAGCAGGGTCGGCGTCCTTTACAAAATCAATAGCATCGGCAAATGGATTTTCATACTCTTTGCCTTTGCTTGAGATTCTTGAAGACGATCTAATCAACTCAACCTTGGGATCTTTGGTAACTCCGTAAAGATCAAATATTTTAAGAGTTTTATCAACATCAAAAGACATCGTTCCGTCGTCACTTTGTCTCGGAGCAGAACCAACAAACACAAATACCTTCTCGACATCGGGGTGTTCGGCATATTTTCTGATCATTTGAAGGTGACCTTTATGTGGAGGTTTATACCCACCGGGCAAAAGAATAATATATTTATCTTTTTCTTCGGTTAAGAATCTTCTCCAATTTTCAAACAGTCTTCTCATAATAAGGCTTTCCTTTCATTATAAATAGCCATTATTCTATAAAGAGACTCCAAAGCATCAGGATCAAGATATCTTTGTGGTATTCCGATTACCTCTAAAGACATTGTTATTGAAGCCTTTTCGTTTACCTCTAAGAATGCAAATTTAAAATAATTTGCTCTTTCCTCAACTTGTTGTTCGTAATCTTCAGCCTCATTATCAAGGCTCATATCTTGAAAAGCAAGGTATTCAAACCATTCGTATAATTCTTCCGCTGCTTTATTAAGAGCATATCGGTTTAGATTAACAACTTTGCTATTATCTACTGATTTGTTCCACTCTTCAAAGTGCTTTTTCATTTTACTCTTTTACGAAATCAAGCGTTCCCTTGTTGGCATCACGAACTCTTTGTTGCATAGTTTTAGATGAAGCATCGTCTTCTTTCTCTGCTTGGTCGGCTGAGACTTTGCCCTGGAGTTTATCTACTTTTAATTTTAATGCTTGTAGTGCTTCCGGTGAATCAACTTGGCTAGCCATTTGATCAACTAAATAAGCATCAGCCATTTGATCTTTCTCAAGATCTCCAAAACTAAGTTTTTCTGCTGGGTTGCTTGCTATGTCTTTTGCTAAATCTGCTGCACCTTTCAAAGAAGTGTCTTTTTGTGAAAGTATCTGAAGAGCACTGGAGACGACATCCATAGTTGCATCATCAGCATTCTCAAATCCAGCACCCATAGCATTAGGGCTGAAACCCATACCTAAGCCCAATAGGAGAGCGGCGATCTTCTGCTTCATTCCTTCTTCAAGCAATTCTTGTTCGGTTTTCTCAGGAGTTGAAAAATTTCTCCAACCTTCCATGATAAGTTTCATATCTTTAGACATAATAAATCCTCTTAATTTATCCTTAATTAGTTATGAATTTAGGATTATTCCTGCTAAAGCAACAACAACAGCATCGGCTTTATCGTCTGTTCCCGGCTTGGGATTTCCATATCTCGTAAGTTCATAATTAAAATCTTCTGGATATTCATTTTTAACCCACTCTATAACTTTCTTTTTTGTGTCTTCGCCTCTTTTGATCTTGAGACCAACGGCTCCTCTTGCTTTGTTTGCGGCGATCAACTCGGCATCAAAACCAAATTGCTTCCTTACCATAAAAGAGATCATACCATTAAATCGCTGAAGTTTGCTCATCGTCATAGCGGTTGTTTTTCCACCGGAGAACATCATAAACGGAGACTCAATGTAAACTTTAGTGATATTGAATCTGTTCTTCTTGTTGATGTAATTATATGCATTAAGAGAAGAGAGGGTGTGTTCAACGACCAAGCACCTATCTTCCAATGAGGTTTTGTTATCTAATTTTATTGTTTCAGATTTTACGAGGTTTTTGTTAGTATCAAGTATAGATAACCCTAATTTACTTGTGCTAACATCCAAGCCTAAAATATAATTCATAACATTTATTATAACATTAAATTTATTAAATGTCAAGTTTTAGTTTAAAAGTATATTGATCTGCTTCTGTCTTGCGAACAGGAGTTGCCATTTTGGCTATTCCAATAAGGTTTTTATCTTTGTCGTAAATTCCAACTTTTGATAGATATGTCGTCTTTTCAAACTTTGGTTCTTCGTCAGTAAATGAAGAACTTACAATATTTCGTATTTCTTTTGCTTGCTCAATATATTGATATGAGCCTGTGGAAACAGATAAGGAGTCTGATGAAGAAACAAATGTTGGATTTGTTGAATGGTTAAGTTCGCCATACTTGGCATGAGCAAGCATTGTCATTGTCTGAAATTGGTTTGATCCTGAGAACTCTAAAGAATAACTTGCCGACAAGGTGGTTAAAGCGACTGAGGCGGCATCGTGAACTCCAAATCCATAATAAATCCATTTAGAAGTCTGTGCGGCTGCTGGGTCATATTTGATTGTGGTGCTGTCTAATTCCCAACTTCCTGTGAGAGCCACAAAACCTTCGTTATAAAGAACAACACCAGCCACAGAACCTGATCCTGTTGACCCCACAGGTCCTATCTGAACCAAGTCACCATTCTCTCTATAATCACTTAGTTCGCCGATTAATGTTCCAGTTATATAATACTTTAAATTTACAGTTCCTTTTTTAATTGAAGATCCATAAAAAATAGAAGGAATTGTTATTAAATTTACTGTCTGGTTTGCTTTGTCTCCAAGGGACGAGGAATATTGATAATGCGGAGACAAATATGAATAATGGTTAAATGTATTCTCTAATGCTTTTATAGAGGCTGAATTGGAAGTTGCAGAAGCTATTATGCGGCCAATACTAGCAGACATGCTATATGAAGAAGTAATTATATCGCCATATTGTGCTGAATTATATGAAGCAGTTGGTGTGACTTTGAAGCCGTCTTTCATGCCGTTTTTAAATAAAAACGGATATACACTATTGCCAGCCGGTCTATCAATATTATATTCATACAACGAAATAAATCCAGCAGGCACCCCAATGTGATTTGCGGTGTTTTGCCCTGCTAAGTTCGGGAAATTATTAATATATACTGTTCCACTTTGAATGTAAAACTTATTTTGCGGGTAAGCCTCAACAGTGTTTAAAAACAGATCGTCTTCTTCAAATTTATAAAAAGCCATTTATCAACCTCTCTCTTAAATAGTTTTATTGAGGTTTATTGCTAGATCAGTAATCCAATCTAACACGAATGGTAAATTCGTTATCAGGAGTCTTCTTAAGGGGTTCAGATAATTTAGAAACAGCCATCAACTCATTGTTGTCGCTATAGAGACCAACAGTAGTGATATATGAAACAGGCAGATCTGTTGTTTTTGTCTTTACTCGAATTTTACTTCCACTCAAATATGTTGGGTTAGAAGAATAATTGAATTCATTATGATTTACACGACAGAAATACACTGTTGAGTTTAGTTCTACTGTGTTGTTGAACTGTAGGTTATATAAACGTGCCCTGATTGCATCGGCGGAACCTGATATACTAGATCCGGTAATAAATTGAAACCCTGTTGGGCCAGTAGAATAGCCCATCTGGACAGACCCTGAAGTATTGCTTATAATTCCACCTTGCGTTGCTGAATTGAAAATAGACCCTGATATAACTGCTACTCCAGCTTGGTAAAATAATAATCCAACGGGGTAACTTTTATTTTCTGCTAATACTTTTATACCGGCACTTTGTGTTGCAAATAAAATACCATATTCTCCAACTGGTGAATTAACCAAATAGCCGCTTGATCCACTTGCATCAGTTAACTTGATTCTTGAAGAAAAAGCAGTTCCATCTTGTGCGAAAGTTCCCGATACTCCTAGCTCCAATTCAAAAGATCCTTTTTTAATCTCATCCTTCGTCAGTAAACGAGAAAAATTCATAAAGAAAACATTTTTTTGCTTTGATCCACCAGCAAGCAAGTCACCATCCTCATCAAATTGCAAAATAGAACCAGTCTGATCATATCCCATAAGGACCTGGGACATCTGATTGTAAATATTAATCTTCTTTGCATTTTGTGTGTTTGCCGAGGCAGATAATCCTGAATCGTTGGAATAGCCAGCGGTTAAATCAAAAATATGATTAGCTGAGGAGCTTAAAAAAGGATAATCATAGACTGATTGAAACATTCCGTGTGAATAGTCTTTAATATTGGAAACACCATATGTACCAGAGACTATAGTTCCAGTTAAAGGAATAGCTTCATGAAGAAGTGTTCTTGTATTAACAATATCGTTAGATTGATTTAATGATTTATAAAAATTGGCCATGTTTTACTCTCTTATGAAATAACTGCTTTAATAAAGCGTATTGGGATATCGATAGTATATCCAGTTGACATTCCGGTGGCTCTAACCATAGTGTCTATAAAATTAACCACCGAAGCACCCGATGCCTTGTTTGTCATACCAGCGGTGCCACCAAGCTGAGTGAACAAATAGGTACTCGTATTTAAGTCCAAACTTGCTCCAATTTTAAATTCTAATTTTGTACCTCTAGGTCCAGCGATTGTTTGTGAAGTAGAATTAGAGTCGTCTAGGTTATCAGAAACCACATTGTCACTCGAATCAACGGTATAAAAAGCGATATTGTCGTCATCAATATAATCAGCAGCAACTCTATTTCCATTACGATCAACAATATATCCCATTCGATTATCAATTTGAATTATATATGAACTTTCAATCATATCGCTTATTGAACTTCTTTGTTTTGGAGATATTTCTGTTGTATCTAAACCCTGGTCTATTCTAATATAATTTGAATCCTCAAAGGATTCTCCAAACAAAATACCTTGAACCTGGTCTGACCCTATATAGCCAACGGCAGAGGTTGTCCCAGCGGCATCTGTTCCTTCTGTTGAGCGATCAACAGCGACCATGAATGCACCAGAAGTATGTGTTTTAGTGTTTGTAAGATTTTGATTTAATTTTAAAACTGGTAAATAAAGCAAATTTGTATTCGCAATTGTGACAAGTTTTGTTTTCATTGAAGAACCATTATTTGTAAATGATTCAAGAACTGGCGTTTGCAAGATTTCCAAATCGTAATATGCTGAACCTGATGTTTGGTTTGGATTATAAAGAGTATAATTAATCTCTTCGTCTCCAAGGGCAAATTTTGTGATTCGGAAAGATCCATCGCCCTTTGAAAGAACCTTTCTACCGTGATCGGTTAAAACCGCATCAAGTATTATATCACCACTGTTGTCTAAAAAAGCCATTAATGAACTCCCAAATATGTCACTTTTCTCATAATAAATAGATTACACAGAGAAATCTTCTTCACTTTCTTCTTTTATCAAGTTAACTTTAACATTAAAATCTATAATTTTTCCGCTATCGTTTGATCTCACTCTAAATTTAAACTTTCTTCCCCAAATTTTATGAGCCAATTCTTCAATCCCTTCTGTATTTCCAAGACTTGCTGATTGAAGTTGTTGTTTGAACGTTGGAATAAAACCATCATTGTTTCTAAAATTTTCAATATTAAAATAAATTTGTTGTTCTGCTGCCTGCAACTGCAATAGGCTCCTAAAATTCAAATTAGAAGAGTTTGGAATTAAATTCCTTTGTTCAGTAATTAGGATTGAGTTTACTAAAACTCTCGAATCATCAGCGTCTTTTAACAATTCAACTTCATATGCAGCACTTGGGTTGGAATATGAACCAAATTCATTAATCGTTCTAAAAATATAATAATATTTTTTATTTGGACGTATGTTATCCAAAACAACCATATTTTCAGTCATATCAAGATTTTGAAATGTACCTATTAGATTATCTGTGAAATCATCATATATCGTTGGTCTCGTAGAAGTTCTGTAAATCTGAAATCTTGCGGATTCTTTTCTATATTTAAACTGTACTTCTCCATTTGGCAAATTATAGTTTGGTCCAATTTTATTATTTAATATCGAAAATGAGGATAAATCAGCCTGTTCTTCGCCTTTTTGTAATTCTAAATAAATCTTAACTTTTCCTTCTGAGGACATTTTGTTGTGAAATGATACAAAAGGTGGTAATGGAGGTGCCGGTATGTTTATCAATGTATTTTCAAAAATAACTACATTATCTAATCTTATTTTAGGTCTAACATTGACCACACATTCGCCAGAGTCACCATTATCAACAACATCACTAAAGAAGTATTCTTGTCCTATAACAGCATAATAAGCAGTAGCACGATAATAATATGTTTTATTTTCTTTAATCTGGGTATCGATGAAGAGCTTATTTTCTTGTGTTGCAGCCATAAAGAAAACCTGATCGGGTGTTCCAACCGCTGTTTCCGAAAACCACTTCTCTACTCTAAAGAAAAGATATTCATTTGCATTTTCATCACCTTTAAATATATCAACATAGTCCATTGAGTTTTTTGAAATCGTTTTTCTTATTTGACCAAAGACTTCTTGTTGTATTATATCATATGAAAGATCAATAGGTTTATTTGATATTGGATAATATGCATCAACTGGGAAAGGGTAATTGAAATTGTCTATAAATGATTTCAACGTTAAATCTTCTTCATTTGTTAGTCTAGAAACAGAATTTGAATAGTGTCCAAAAAGCACCATGAACCTTTCATATATGCTAAATCCATATCCCAATCTATCAGCTTCTTGAATGTGATTAGAGATTTGACCATCGGTTGGATAAGTCATATATAATATATTAGAGAACTGATATTTGCTAAAATCTGCTTCTGGGTTTCCTATTAATGGTGTATTGCTATTAAAAACAATATTTCTTTGATTGGTAGAGCCTTCTTCTCTGGTGTAAAATAAGGGCAATTCTATTTCATCTGCCGGGTTTGGAGTTGCTTCAAAAAATCTATTTGTTGTAAGTGAATATGTCGGAGTTCCAGAAGGAGTTTCGGTATCAATTTCTTGAGGAGTAATTGGCTCCAATATACTTGAATTAAAATAAGTTATTATTTCACCAGGCAATAAATCTATTGCGTTTTGTTCTTCAGTTTTGGTAAACTTTATTTTTGTTGTCTTATGATAAACATCACCCATATCAGCCAAATTTAACTGCCCTATTTCAAGTATAGAGAGAGTCTCGTCCTTAAATGGATCAGTGCCTGGTTCATTTATAACAATCTTAGACATATCAATATCCCCCCGTTGTTGGAGTTGTAGTTGAGGCTGGGGCGGTAGCAACAGGGCTGCCTACGGTACCACCGCTGCTGTCGCTTGGTGCTGTAAATCCGCCGCTTCCATCATTCGGTCTTGTATAGCCAGCAGTTCCAGTTTGAGCAACAATATTGGAAGTTGATCCAATCACATCATAATCTTTAGAAATATAGTGCTGAACTGATATGTTCTTTATTTCCCTTTCTTGATTGCTTGGTCTTACAGTTTGTGTAATGGAATTTTCTGGCTGTATGAAAAAATATTGCCCTTCAATTGGAAAAGATAGCAAGTCTCTTTTTATTTTTAAATTATTGTTATAATATCTCTTTAACCTGCAAAGTGTTGTCGTGGTTAAAGAATCAATATCACCTTTTTTTAAAAGTTTAAATTTTGGCTTATTAATCATAATTTCACCTTCTTTGGACATTTCATATCCGTCAAACATTTCAACTTGGACCAACTTAAAATGATTTACATTCATTGCGGCTTGGGTTTTTAAGTTCTTAATTAAATCTCCAGTGGGGTTGCCTTTCAGTTTTTTGACAAATTCTAATTGATATAAAAATAATGCTTTTATCTGATTTGGTAACTCGGCTAAAAATTCAGTGAATTCTCTTTTTGTTAAATTTTCATTTGCTAATGCAATAAAATTTTTCTCAAATTCTAAGTTATAGTCTCTTCCTTTTGAAATATTTATATCAGGTGGAGTGTTAAAGTTTTCAGCCACTTCGGGGGATACCTCAGTAGTAGAGGTATCAAATGCTTCATTTTCATCACTAATAAAAGAGTATCTTACAAATAATGAATTATCTCCCAAGAACTCACTGGATTCAATAAAGTCTTCAAACTGACTCACAGACACAGTTTTCGTGCTGACTGCTTCTATTGCTTTGAAATTTTCACTATTTTGTGTTATCTCAGAAACAACCAATTTTTCTTGCGGAGTTGATGATGGACTTTTAGCTGGCATTTGACTTCTCCTTTTTTATTTCAGAATTTGGCTTGCTCATTTCTTCAGTAACATTTTTCAAATCTGCTGGTTTTTGTCTTCCAACTTTAAAAACATTTGTATCAAATGTCGGATTAAATATCTTATTTACTTCTTCTAATTTGATTGTTGATATATCTTTTAAATTAGTTGATAAATCTTTACCAAAAACCATTAAGTTTGGGCTTAAAAAAGAATATAAATTTTCCTGTAGGTCTAAAAGTTTTTCGTAACTCTTTGGGACCAACTCAGTATCCTTGTCGCTTGGAGAGGAATTGAAAAATTTATTAAATTCGTTATTTGCACGATTTTCAAATTGACTACTCTGTAGTATGGCTGCGCCTTCACCAGTATTCATATTCATATAGTTATAAGACATTGAATAATTTTTTAAAACAACCGCCTCTTTGAAAAGATAATCTAAAAATATAACGTTTCTACTGTTTGGTGTATTAACAAACGCCCTTAGCGAGTCTGCCTGTGTATTGTTGTTGGACAAATCAAATGAACTTTCAAAATCTCTTGCTAATTTAGATAAATCCTCGCTAAAACCTCTCAAAGAAAAAAGAGTTGCATTTCTAGGGTCAACTTTTGTAGATATAGAGTTGGTTAAATCCCGTTTGTTCTTATTTGATAATTCATATAAATATGAAAAAGCACGAACATAAACTTCATTAGCAGTGGACCAAGAGGGGCTATCTGGGTCGCTTATATTAAAATCGTTAAATTGTGATTCATATAATCTTGATTTTGTACGATTCAAATCAAAATCATAGTTTTTACTTCTCTCAACCATTGTATAATAATCGCTTATTTCTTTCTCCGAGATTCTCAAATCGTCTATGATGTTTGAAACAAAATCAACCGTAGGATCTTTGAAAGTTAAACCTAAACGATATTGATAGCGACCCAAAGAAGTTTTGTCTACTGTTTTATCTGTAAATTGAAACATTCTTATATCATTTTGTCCAGTATTTATTTCACTAATCAATCCAAAATCCTCTTCTACAGAATCTATTTGAAAGCCCTGACCTGATGAGAATGTCTTAACTATAATGGCAGTTTCATCGACATCCATTCGTTTTCTTGTAATTTGTAGATTTTTTATTTTAATATTGTTGATATTTTCTGAGATTGCTTGTTGGCTCAATGTTCTTAAAAAATATCCATATTTTGTATTATAAAGAACCAAATTCTTAAAGTTTATTGAAAAAATACCAGTTACATTTCCTTCATTATTGATAGAGTATTTTAAATCACTAAACGAGGAAACCTGTTTTTCTCCGATTGCTTTTGGCGAATCAAATTGTTTTTTTCTGAAATCTTTAATTTTAAAATTGATAATATCCAAGGTCGTAAGTAAACTATGTTCTTCCTCAATATGCCTTGGTCCAACCATATATCCTTTCTCTGGGTGTAAGTGCACTGGGCCGCTGTATTGTTCTCCAGTTGGTAACACAAAAACAGTCGCTGTGGATACAGCACTTCCCAAATCAATAACCGAATCAGAAGCAATGTTTCCATAACGGCGAACAGCACCTGAGAAGTCTAAATTTGCTGCTTGTAAAATTTCGGACATTTCAAAATAAACAGAACAAAATACTTTAACTTGTTGTTCTTGATTATTAAATTTTACATCATAAGAGTCTATAAATCTAACATTGTCTTCGGAATTTACTTGATTAAGGGACTTTGCCGGTCTGGAAATGATTTTAACCGATTCGTCTTCACCATAGTTTGAAATTAAAAAGTCTTTATCAAATTGAATTTGACCTAAAGTAATATTATCGTTCAAGCCAACATTTGAAGATATAACCATAAGAACTCTCATGTGTTGTGAGGTCTCTGGTGTAGACCAACTATTGTTATCTTTTGAGTCACCGATTACTGTTGTGACCTTTATGCTCATTTCTTCATTAGAGGCATCGAATAAATCTATTTCTTTTATAAAAATATTTGGTATTTGTCCTTTGCTCATTATTCGCAATCCTCGATGTCTTCATCAGTAACTAATGTTTGATATATATTTACTTCGCCGTCTTGTATGTCTTCACATTTTATATCCAATCCTAAGTAAATATTTTTTTCTTTAAGTTTTGATATACCCTGGCATAAATCAGAATTAGGTATTTCTCTATCTCTTGATATATTGAAATAGTTTTCAACACTATTTTCGTCAACTATGAGACCCATGACGGTTGATTCTGCGGAAAAAGGCGACTCTTCTTTTAAAATATCAATGTCTTTTTCTTGATTATCTAATGCAAAAATAAGTTTATCAAAAGTGACTTCATCATAATCATATTTAAACACTTCTATTGAAAGAGAATCTTTATAAGAGAATCCATTTTTCTCCAATAGGTGCAATAATAATTGCTCTTTTTCTAATTTTAAAAATGTATCGTCTTCTGCGACTTCTGAGGATTCATAATCCATACTAATATATGCATCTCTGCTTAAATGTGCCAAAGACATAGTGAAATTCAACTCACACTCTACTTGAGGGACATTATAAAGGGGACTTGTTGAAGAAGAAATATAACTATTTGAAGAACTAAATTCTCCCAAAAGTGCGGTTGCTTCCCAACCATTCGCTTTTTTAGAAGAAGGCTTATTGGTTCCAATAGGATATATTAAAATATTATCGTCTTCTGTTGTGTTTTGGTCGTAATATTTGCTTTCAACACCTGTTAAAGTTGTCTGTGGTTTTAGGCTTGGTGTATCAGTTAAAATTCTAACTTTTGTTTGTGTATTATTCTCGGAAAATCCACCGGCTTGAGTATCATATAAAATGTCATCATCAAAAAAAGCATAATATTCAGGCTTGAGTTCACCCTTCATTAAAAGTTGTCTTCCGTGCGGAGTCAACTCAATCTTTATTACGTCTTCTTTTTTATTGAAAAATGTCATTGTTTATTCCTCATTATCAAGATCCACTCTTTATACAATCACTTAATTGCTGTCGATGCAAATCACTCATATTACTACGACCAATAACATCCCTTAATGCTCTCAATTCACTACATAAGAGCCCCAATTGATCTGGTGAAATAGCAACTTGGCTGTAAGGGTCGCTTGGGTTTGCTGAAATACCAGCACTTCCGAGTGTCCCGGCACCTGTAGCACCAACGCCAATTGCTGTACCCGCAGGGGCACCAGTCGGACCAGTGGCTATCGCGGCGAGACCTGCTTTGCCGGGAACGCCAGCACTAACAGACGATTGTGCTTCTTCTGTTAGAGCCTCAGAAACAGGAACAGCGGCTTCTGCTATTTTACCCTGTGGTTTGACTAATGTTTTGAGACCACCTGGTTCAAATTGTCCGATGGCAACTTCAGCATCAAGTTTTGCCAATTCCACAAGAGAAAAGAAATCATATGGCCAATTAAAAGTGTTTCTTGGAACTTCTTGAAGTTTATCGCCTTCTGTTCCTACTACAGATCTCCAATAATTGGTAGTTGCTCTTTGTTTTACCTTGAAAACCATCCAACGAATTTTTGATGGTAACGGTGTTCCTTTATCGCTAGTATCCAATACTTTGCCACCAGGTTGTTGGAGGACCGTTGCTCCGCCGCCAAGAAGTTCTTGTGCTAACAATGGATGAGAAATTTCAGATCTGACTGCTTCAAATTTTGAAGTTATACTTGGATAAAGCCCTTGCCATATGTCTGCGAGGTCTTGTTTTGATAGTGTTTGTGAGAACTCAAATATATACATCGCGAAGGGCTCAATTGATTCCGTGGCTAAAAAGTCCATACTCGGTGGAAATACATAATCTCGCATTTTATTAACCATATTTGTAACAGAATCACCTGTGCCGTTGTTGGATAAAATAGCATTTGTTATGTCTTTGCGAGGTATGTGGAAATATTTTCTAAGTCCCTCCGCTTCAATGAATGGAACCGCGACCACCGCTTCTTTAATAACTTTTTCATTGGCGACTTCTCCCATTCTCTTTGGTTTTGTTGAGAAGTCAAGTTGGTCTGCTAATGACCGAATATTTCCAGTGTCTTTTTCAAGTATATTAGTTAACCAGTTTGAATCAATATCCTCAATCTGTAAAAAGACACCTTTTGCTTGGTCTTCTTCTATTCTTCCATACTGATGCCACATTCCTCTTGGAACCGACTGGGAGGCGTTAAGAGGAAGTGTGACCGAAGTTTTTGAAGACAAGTGGGCAAAGTTTAACATTGGGGACTCCCACTTACTTTGAATAACTAAGCGAGCAGTCTCTTCGTTAAGGTCTCCAGATTGATCTCTTTCAATAGAAAGAAGGTTAACGGAGGCACTCAATTGCAAAGCATTAGCATTATATGCGTAGTTTTGAGCATAAGCAGACTCTATCTTTTTCGGACTACCAGCAGGAATATCAAAAATATCTTCGCCTGTATCTGTATTTGGATCAACATATCTATAATACGTTATGGAGGCAGATCTTTGAATATCTTTGGCGGTATAAATTCCGTCTTCTGTTGGCGTAAATTTAATATCAGCCCAAGCTTGTCCGTGATAATAAGGAGGAGTAAAAGGGTAATTTTCCCCTTTACTGGATTTATTACCTATTTGAGTCTCGCTGGCGAAGACAACACTTCCACCTGTATATCCGACCCCTTGTGCTTCAATTAACGAAGGAGGACCAAATGCTGTTGGTCTTGAATACATTGTAAAATTCTCTGTAGAGTCAGCAGAATATTGCGGGGCGGTAAAATATTTAGACCCAACACCACCAGAGACATTAGATATTTGAGCATCAGAAGTGGTTTTATACATCTTTACTCGCATCATATAATCTTTGCCTGCTTCAAACTGTTTTAATTCATTTGACGGCTTAGAGAAAAATGTAGTATAATTCTTATTTTGTAAGAAAAAGTTTGATGTCTCTGATAAAAAATTATGAGTCATCAAGGTGTATAGTCTGTCTCCAGCAACAGAATTTAATGTTGCTGAGGAAGAGTGGTTAGCAATAATATCTGGTTCGTTACAAAACAATTCAACACCCTGTAAGGTCTCTGGTTTTATGATTGCTTCAAATGGTATTCGTTTATCAAATATTAGACCCTCTCCATTATTTATTGAGTATCTATTCTCGTTGCTAGCCAGAGAACCACTATAAGAACAATAGTAGTCGCTACCAGAAACAAATACTCTTTTGTTTGCTGATCCTGATTCTTTCAATGACCCATTGATTAAAGGATAGTCAACTGCCACACCAGATTTGATTGAATTATACATAATCCCTGGGGCAAATAAAGGTGCAAGAATGTTTTGGAAAGTAATTTTTGCTGGTCCACCGGCAAAACCTCCTGTTCCTGATCCTGATGCTGCTAAAGAAGCACTATAAGAAGTAAAAAACTGCTGGGCTATTTGCACTGTTCTCTGTTGTGGGTAAAAACCCTCATAAGGAAGTAACTTTTTAATTGCTTTGCATTTTAAAGTTATTTTTAATGGCTCTCCCATACTTTCGTTGTCGTTTAGAACCATTTCAAAGTTTTTCATAAAATCAGAATTTGAATAAATTTGATAAAAATTGTCTTCGTTGGAGCCAGTTGTGCTTGATAGACCTCCGTTCAATTCAAAAATATTTAAATTTTCATCAATCGGAGACTTTGTTTCATAAAAAGAAACATGATTTGATATTCTAAATTCTGGTATGATTGTATGGTCTTTTCCAAGCTGTCTTGGTCCTTGTATGAAATCTCCATAAGAATCATAAAATGGGTTTTTACCTGATTGTGATCCTGCTTCCCATTTTGCCTCTCCGGAAGGGACGGAATAATCTGCATCCAGATCGCTAAACAAAGATCCGCTATTGACGCCTTCAACTTCCATTCCATTTATATTGACTGCGGAAGAGAGTGGAGTGATTGTGTGTTTTCTATTATAAATTGGAGCAGGTCTTAAATAAAGATCTAAAAAGTTAAATGCCGTAGAAGAAGAAAGGGCTCCAGCACCATAGGAATATTGGTTTTGTAAAATACCATAATCTGTTTTACCTGGGTTTATTATATCGAGAACATTTTTGTCCCAACCATACCACTTAGACGCTCTTTCGTTTGTAGTGTCAATCGCTTGAGTGTTCCAATTTCTATAGGCATCCATAGTCCAAACACTTTGAGACACTTCTGCTCCAAAGCCATTATCAACTTGATCAATTGGGGTCCTGTTTGATCTATTATCTCGCCAAGGAAATGTGAATGTTGTTCTTTGTCTCACATAATTCTTATATGTGTGAAGCTGTGGGGGATAAACTGTTTCTCCGTAAGTCATAATCTCAAAGATATCAAGAGGGCTTTTCCCTCCAAGCAGGGCTCCATTTAAATAAAGTTCTTTTGCATCTTCATACAAGTCTGGGGTTATATTGACTAAACCCAATTCTTCGTTTAATTGTGCATTATTAAATTGAGAAATTGCATTTCCGAGTGGGGCTGCTATGCTTACTCTTTTTGTCCCTTTTTCTGTGATTGTAGAGCCATAAACAACAACAGGTTTAAACTTTGAAAGCACAGGAGTTTCAGAAAATTTTAAAATAGGACCATATTTTGCTTTCTGTGATCTTGTTTTGCTGTTTCTTGTAAAAGTAAATTCTGGTCCTGGTTCTTGGACAATTGTTAAGATATTTTCTTTGACTTGTCTACGAGTAAGTGGATTTTGACCAACTCTTATTTGTCTCCAGGTTGGAAAACCATATGGTCCATTTCTATGAAGCATAAGAGCGGGGAAGAATGATGCTGTTGTTGGTAAATGATGTGAAAAAATAAAATTTTTATAATTTGATAAAACAGCATTAGATTCTAGTGTCTCTGGTATGCCGATTATATTTTGCTCTTTATCAATAGAAGCACCACTTGTGAGTGTTTCGGATAGATCTTCAACTATATCCCAACCCACGGGTTCATATATAAATGTATTTAATCCGACAAAATCTTGATAATATTTAGCCATTCTATTCTCCGAAAATCTCTGAAGCGGTTGGGAAGTTTATCGCTGGAACAAAACCAGAATCCCCTCCTATAATTACTGACGAACTCAAAATTCCATCTCTTGGCGAATAACCATATATTCTTTGGTTTCCACTTGTAACTGAATAATTATTACCTAATGAGGAAGTTACCCAACCATATTGGAAGTCAGATTGGGGTATTGGTGAGTTCACAAAAGCATTATCAAAATTATCCGTAAGGACCGGGGATAACACCGTTGAGTTATCCGCTGGTATTTTTCTTCCGTTTCTTTGAATCTTATGAAAATTAGGAACAACGACATAACTTTCAGCAACAGGATTAGCGTGTTGCGAATCTGCTCCAAACTGACCGCAGTGTCTTCTTAAAAGTGTTTGTAAGCCTTCACGATAGTTGTTTTGACTGTTCATTCGGATTGTACCGGCTTCGCCACTTCCAGAAGAACGAACAGTATAATTTCTATAATTTAAATTATTATATACTGAGTATTCTCTCGCATAAACATCAAGGTATCCGAGGGAATTTACTTCGATACCGCCGGGTGCGGAAAATCGTGAAGTAATGATTGTGTTTGTAACCGACGATGTAATGACGGCATTAACTACATCTAAGGCACTTCTTGTATCTCCACCTGTTGAGGAGCCACCATCGACAGCCACAAATGTTCTATAACTGTTTCCGGGGTCTGGGACAGGGGTATAGCCAGAAGCTTGAATTTCAAGCAAAGAATCGCCAGTGCTAGATGTGATTCCTATTGTCGCCTTACCAACAGAAGGAACATCGGCATAGATATTAAAAGAATAATTTGTATTAAAGTAAGAGTCTGCTTGAATAGCACCGGTAACATTTGCAAAAAATTCAGCATTAGAGGAGCCAGTTAATATAGCATTTGAACCGGGAGTTACTCCCCCACCAAGTTCTATTTCAATTATAACAGATGCTCCTGCAACATTTGCGATTCTCAATCGGTCTGCATCAACAACGGAAGAACTTGTTTCTATAATAAAAGATCCGCTGTGTAATACTTCTGTTGTTGGTACGACTACTAACGAACCTGTGTCTGGTTGCCTGTTATTTTGATAAACACCAAAAACATTCCCCGAAACAAATGGTGCTTGTCCAAATAAGGACATTGGGTGTGTTGTTTCTGGTAGGATTGAGCCAATTGAAGTCGGTAGATAAAGAGACTGTTCTGGGTTCTTGACCAAATATAGGTTGTTTTCGTGCTTTCCGAAGCTTTGAACAATTTCGTGATTTTCTTTGTAGTTTCCGTGAGTAAAGAAAGGACTTCCGCCAGTATTTGTTTTAATATTTTTAATATTAACTGGTCTTTTTGCTCTTTCTTCTCGATAGTATGTTGCACCTTTTCTTGCAGGGTCGGGATATGGGCTACCATAGTCTGCCCCTACGAACCCAAAAGCACCGTCAGATCCAGTATATTCACTGAATAATATTTGCCATGCTTCTTCGCGTGTATATTCATCATGGAGACCATTTAGAGGAGCAAGTCCAGTTTCATCAGACAACCTAAGTGAATCATAATAATTCAAATCTACATGACGATGTTGATGACCGCCGACCCAATTTTGAGTAAATGAACCTTGCATTGGGATTTCATTTGTATAATCTGTCGTGTCGGAATGAATATTTGTTATAATCGACTCGCTGTGAAAATGTTCTGCCACAACCGCATTATACCCTGAATTAACCGAACCTGATATGATATTGACAGGCATTTTTTCTGATCCAAATGTGAAATAATAAGAATCATTTTCGCTGCTTGGTCCACTTGGGTGGACTAAATCATTTGTATATTTTCCAACATATCCTTCTACATTTGTTCTTTTTTTCAAATTAGGGCTTACTGGATCGTCACATTGTTTTGGATCAATGATACCTTTTCCAGTTCCTGAACCTACCAAAAAAGTATTTAAAGGAACACCAGAATCACTAATTGCACCGGCCCTATCAACAAGATTGTGGATGATGTTTCTATCTTTATTTGGTGGATAATTTATACCACCATGAATTATATGTTTTAAAATCTTTTCCAACCTATAGGGCTTAGAAAGCGTCCTAAAAACATAAGCGGAGCCTTGATAAGTTGAACCGTTTGTTTGAAAAAAGTTAGGTAATTCAGAGTCACTGTGTTTATTGATAGATTTTCTTATTGTTTCGCGATCCGATAAATCTGTTCTTTCTTTTCTTTCTTTTTGCCATAAACAATTATTATTATCTCCGCCTTCGATTGGAGCATGGCCTGTTTTCCAATTATAATTTAATTCTGCTTGACCTTTTGCCGAGCCTTCGGTTGAAGCATATCTTGTTGTAATTGGAAACTTATTTTGATATTTGTTTCTTTCCAAAACATGACTATCGATAACGTTTGTCACACCGCCGGAGAAACGAGCACTTACAGGAAACAGGTCCTCTATAATACGAGAGATTGAAGTATCAATCCATTTAAAGTATTCCATATAACGGTCAAGGTCAGGTGTACCGCTCACTCTTTCAAAAAACAATCTTCTCAAGACACTTAAGTCTTTATATTCCATTCGATATTTGTCTACTGGTTTTCCAACAAGGTTACTGAATTCTGTTATAGAAGAGAACATATTTAAGATTTCTTCAGAAATTGATTGATACATGCTTTTCTCAAGAGCATAAAAATTATCAGATACATCTTCGTCTTTTACAAAAAATACTTCTTTATCACCCTTTACATTTACATTATCCGATATAACAGAGATTTCTGGTAGCTCTTTCTTTTGAGAGAAAATAAATTCATTGGAAACAAAAGAAGTTTTGCTTGTTCCAAAATTAGCACCTCGTCCTCTATGTTCGCGACGAATAATATTGTCTATCCAACCATAAATTGTATCAGTTGATCCACTCGAAAAGTCTTCTACTATAAAATCACCACTAGAATTAGAACCAGTGACTGTATCGAAATTCCAATTTATTGCTAATAAATCAGCACTTGGAATAGATGCAGATAGTTGATATGCAAAAGCAGTAGGCGGCCTAATATCTTCACCAGATCCGTAATTTGAAGGGTCGAGATTATGCTGCTGTATGATTGACTTATTTAGATAATCTTCATATAATCTAAAAGAGCCAATTTGTATATCTGATCTTTGATCTACCGCGCCAGTAAAGTTTGTTGTATGAGCACCAACATAAAATCTCTTTGTATTAGAAAGAAAACTAGATCCGCTAGCATAGTCTAAACTAGCAGTCAATAAAAATTCGGATCTTACAACATCAAAATCATGATTTACGCCATAAAATTCTATCGTATATGTTGGGTTTGTTGTAGATATTATATTTCCAACCAATTCATATTTATCGGGCCTCACACTAACTGCAAGGTTCCACCTTTGATTGTCATAAATGTCAGATACCATGCTAGAAGTTAATTCTATTGTTCCAGATTGATTTTTTATAAGAAATTTAGCATTTTTAGATTCTCTTTCTTCGCGAACCAAGTATATTTGCAAGTTGGCTATTTCACTTGTAACCCAAGTATAATCATCAACATCAGTGGGAATTGCTTCGTGAAAACCAAAGATTGATGAAGATAGAAATGTTGTTTGAAAATACCCACTTTTGTGCTCTGGTATCTTAAAAGGAACAATGATATCTGCTTCTGCTGTAAATGCAGAATATCTTTCTAATTTTTCAGTACCAGAGCCAGAGACAAACGTATTTGTGCTACTTACCGAAGAAGTCTGATATATGGTTGACGGGAAATAATTTGGATCATTAAAGTTTATATATTTTGTATTAAGAGAAGATCGTTTTGTTTTATCATTAAAATAGTGTGTACCACCATCGGTATAAATATTTAACTTTATAAGCTCGTCGTCAACACCAAAACTACGAAGAAGGTTTCTTACTGATTTTTCGGTTCCCTTGGATTTATAAATGTGTTCTAAGTTGTTGTAAATGTTAGTATAAATGAGATTTTTAACTTCTGATATGTCTTTCTCATAAATAACTTGATTAGAATCTCTATCACCAAATCTTTCCAAAATTTTAGAATCTACAAAAAGATTATTAACAGTTATTCCTCTCTCTGTAAGCAGTCTATCTGCAAATGGGAGCGGCTTTTTATCGGATTCAATATATTTCTTTTCTTTTAACTTTGGTATCTCTGTAATTTGTGCATGTAATGTGTCGAAATAGTTTGATATAATTTGAAACAAATATTTAACATTATTATTACTCGCTTCGTCTTCTTCCCGAATCCAGCTTGGAACACTATTGAATATCATGTTTCCATTTTCTTGATCCCAATCAGAACCAGAAGTTTGCATTTCAGAAAGAATACTAACAACATTAGGATGTGTGCTATAAATAATAGGGTCGGCGACCTCAGAGGAAACGAGACCTGATTCAGTAAATGCAGAATCGGTTGAGCGAGCACCAGAAGAATAACCAGTCCAAGAGCCATTTGCAATTCGACCAGAATAATCTAGTACAACAGAGTCTGTCGCTGAAGCTCCAACAACACCTTCATTAAATTTATAATAAACACCAAGTTTTACATTTGCATCGTCTGTGTTGGTTCCTCCACCGATGCCGCGATACCAATTGTTGTGAATTTCTTCTGAGGTTCTCCGAGTTTTCCAAAAGCGGAAATCATCAAGAGAAGCAGAAAGTTTACCAGCGAACTTTAATTGATTTATTGTAAGAGCACCGACACTGGAGGAAGGAGAAGCCTGTAAAGCTCCAATATATCCGTTAACCAATCCTGAGAAGTCACCGAATCCTGTTGTTCCCAATGTTCTCTCGTCGTCTAAATTACCATTTTGATATAGCCGAGAAGTGATCCCAGAAGAGGCAGAAACAAGGCTTAGAGCATAATGTGACCAGTTTGCGAGCGATCCGGTAGTGATATTAGACGAGCCAATAAGTTGCTCAAAAACTCCCGTAGAGCCCGATTGTAGGGTAATTCTAAATGGTTGATTTGAGCCTGCGCCAGCACCGGGCGAACTTGTAAGATTGAGAGTTAAGCGACCATAATCAGCCGATGAAGATAATTCTCCATTCCAAAGGTCAAGAATAACTTCTTTCTCTGTTTTTGCAATATCGAAGGCACTCTTTTTAAGCCAAAATTCAATCGTGACTCCTTCGGAGCCGTTAATATCATAAGTGATAGTTCTATTTTTTGTAGAATCATAAACAACTGATTTATCAAATGTTTCTCGTAATGGCTTACCTTCCATTCCAGCAGAAGCTGTGTGCATTCCACCGCGAGAATAAATATATTCGTAATCTGCTACGGCATTAGGGAGCCCATATCCATCGGTTATAGAAGCAGCGGTTCCCCACCCTCCATAAGAAAAATTAACATATCCCGTTGTCTTTGGATATTTGTTATCAAAAACCCACTTATCAAGATATGACGAGGACAATTCAAACAATATTTTTTCTTTCTCGGACCCATCATACGGATAATCTCCGTAAATCCTTTCTATTGTTTGAGTATAATATTCATAAGCAGAACCGTATTTAGCAAAGTTGGAAGCCGTTGCAAAATCAACACTTGGTTGAAAGGTTTCATTTTGAACAATTTTTGTGTTAATAAAATCAAATGATTCAACAGCGGAACTACCGGTTGTTGCATTTTCAAAAGTTGCTGATTTGTTAAAAAGGTCTTTAATACTCATCTTTTTCTACTCTGAACTTGAACAAATATGGCTGCTCTCTATAAGAGGAGACCGAATCTTCGTAAAAACTATACTGAAATGCGTAAGTGTATCCTGCTTCAAGCATGGTTAAGTCAAGATCAAAATAATTACCAGAAACATCATAAGACAACATAGAGTAGTTGTTATCGCTTGAGCCAGTGCCATAAGGAATAACAATCTTTTGATCAATTGTTCTAATCACTTGATATGAAGCACTTTCAATAATTAAGGTTGGGACATTTGCTTGTGCTTTTGTATAAATATTTGGGCACCAATTCTTGTCTCTCACATACAGCTTAAATCTTTCTGTTTCTGCGTTAGAATATGATTCTTTAAGATAAGGCATTGAAACAACATATTTCCCATTTGGATTGATGTTTGAAGCTTCCAAAGTGATTGGCTCTATTGTTCCTGTGTGGAACTGAATTGATGCAGATGAGGCATTTGCTATGGCATCAGATCCGCTAAACCAAACATCATAAACTGTTTCCAAATCTGAGGAGCCTGTGGTGGCTAAAGAACACTTATATATACCGGTTGAAACATGACTCCCTGTTGCAGCAAATTGATTGTCACTGCTAACATGTGTTCCATCTGCGACTAAACTTAATGGATGACCGGTTGGAGTGGTATTATCCGAAGAACCAGAATAGAGGCTAACATATATACTATCTGTTCCAATACTTGGTATATCTTTCAACCTACCTCTAACATAATTATATAAAAAGACTGTGTTCAAATTATCAGCAGCAGGGGCAAGCGATGAACTAAAAAAGAAAGTTCCACGTTGATCTTTTAAAGTAGAATCCCACCTTGCTTCAAGAGTTGGTTTTTTAAAAAAGAATTCACTACCTCTTGCGAAGAATTGCTTAGTGTAATAGGATACAACCGCTCCTTCAAGGTTTGTTGAGCTTGTTGCTTCATAAGAAGCTGATAGTTTTACTAAAACGCCATTGTTGGTTTTTGATCCAAGAACATTGCCGCCACTATTAATCCACTGTTCGACGAGCGTTGTGATATCAACAGATAAATCTTCAGTCCCAATAGGAAACGATTGTTCAAAAGAAGAACTAGAGTCTGTATAAATATCTCCGCCAGCGGTAGTCCAAGAGGTGCTACCTGCTTTTCTTATCCAATTTGACCCTATTTTGTCATAAGTTAAATCTGTATAATTGTCCAAATCTAAACCATAGCCCTCTTCCCAAACTCCATTGATAGCATTAACAGTTAATTTAAAGTCTCTTGGTAAAGTCGTGGAGTGTGGAGCATTATATAAATTTAAGAAGAAATTAACACTACCAGAAGCCGGTATGGTTCCTGCTGTTCTATCAGAGGAAATATCTGAAATTGGGAATTGAACTAAAATTCTGGATAATTCAGAAGATCCAGAAGATTCTTGACCATAAATTGAAAATGTCTCCAAAACATCAGCGGCACCAGCATTTGATCCGGTTCCTCTAGTTTGCAAATTTGATTCAAATGCATTTGTTATAGAGTTGTCTGCATTCGCTGTGTATCTTTTAATAGCCATTATTTAACAGTTCCTTTAATATCTAAGTCGGGGTATTTTAATTCAGCAATAACGTTTTGCGGCATTTTTATAAAAGTTCCGTCGCGTGATAATGCATCACGAAAATTTAAAGCCGATGAAGAATAATTTCCGCCAGTTATATTTTCCAAAACTACGTCTTTTACGCTTGTTACGCCATCAATGTCATTTAATCTTTGATATATTCTTGTTATATATATTGGCTCCCCAACATAAGACACTTCTTTGAAATATGTTTTTAAGTCTTCTATACACTCTGCTAACACAGAATCAGTGTCAAATCTTTTATCTATTTGAGCTACAAAATCAACCGAAAAATTGATTACTTTTACATCCATGATATCCACAACATCATTAAGCATTTTATATGAAGTGAGCCAATTTTTTAAATTATTTTTTGTAACGCTGTTGGTAGCGGCCAACTTTCCTTGTGAATCTTCTGAAACAACATATAAAGATAATCTTCTGTTTGTTGAAGAGGGGTCATTAACAATGTTCGCTCTTTTAATTGCGCCAAATTTAGCAGGCATGTTGTAAACTAATGATTCATAATCTTGTTTTGAGACGGCACGATTTTGAGCGGAATAAGAAGCTATTGCTCTCTGCTTTAATTCTTCCAATGTTATGTCTGCATTTACAGAAGTTATCGGCAATTCATTTGTTATTTCTAAAGAATTGGATACAGTGTTTTTCTTGTCTTGGTCTAAATCAGCGTCAACATCAAAAACCAATTCACTTTGCGACACTATAGAAACACTATTTGTTCCAACACTGCTTCCGACCTGATCATTGGATCTATATGCAATAGTTAAAGTTGTATTAGAGGGAGAAATTCCGAGTTTATTGGTTGATATCAGTTTTGTTGGGTCAAAAGAGTTTTCTGATATTGTTCTTTTACCGTGTAAGTTCAAAGCTATTTTAGAAGGATCGGTTAACCCAGTAGCGTCTTCACCCTCAGAGCCGAAACCAAACTGAATGTATGTTCCTTCGTCATCTCTTTGTGTAACAAATCTTCTAGTAGCTACAAATGGTTTAATTATTGATCTCACTCCGTCTGCTATAGCATTTTGGTTTGTTGTTTCTATAAAGATTACTTCTTGTGCTAGGTTATCGACTTCATAATATTGATTACCCTCAGAATCAAATACACTTTGCACTTCGCTTATTGTTGAGTCGCCGATTCTAATTCTCTTGAATCTTTCAAAAACAGATTCCACTTCCACTTCAGTTGAAAATATCAATCCAGATTGTATCATACCATTTGCCTTTACTGCAAAAAAGGTAGTGGCTCCTGTTGTTTCATTAAATCGGGCAGCTACAAATTCATTTTTAGCATCATTAAATACTATATCTTCTGTTAAAGCAAAATTCACACCATTGCCTGTTGAAAAAACCGAACCTCTTTTCAAAGTTGGTAAAAAAGTTAAATCTGGTGCGGTTCCTTCGGCGTTTGCTGGGCATAGCACATATGCTGTGATGACTCCATATGACGAGGGTATCCCTGTATAGTTGTACCCTAAAGCTCTTGCGTGTTTTCTAACATTATCAAATTCTATAGCCGTGTCTAAAAAACTTTCATTTACACTGTAATCTACATAATAAGATAAAACATCACCAACATATGCAACACTATCTAAAATCATTGACCCAAAAGAAGCATCCGTAAAGTCTTTATAAGACTCAGGATAATACCTTTTAGCATAGTCCACCAGATCTTGTTTTATCGAGGCAAACTCTCTACTGGTGTAGTTTATATTAATATTTTTACTTTTCGGCATTAATGTGGAACTCCGTAATTCACAATAAATAGATTTCTAGTTAAATATTTGTTATATCTAAGTCAATAGAATCCACAATTTGTGCAAATTCAATTTCATAGTTCAATTTAATGTTTATGCTTATGTCATCTATTGGTCTAATAGACAGTCTTATAATTGTTATGTAAGGTGCATATGTGGCTATTTGTTCTACTATTCTTTGTTGTGCATCATTTATTAACTCAAAAGAACCTTGTTCAAACAACAAATTCATAATACCAACGCCAAAATCAGGTATCATTATTCTTTCACCAGGGTTTGTTAAAATGATGTTTTTTAGATTAAATCTCACCGTTTCTTGAAGATCTGCTAGTTTATACCCTGCATTATCTTCGGTGATTTCTAATGGAAACGATACACCTGGTGTTTCTTTTGGCATTTATTTATCCTCTATCTTTTTATATTAAATAATCCACCGAACTGATTTTGACACTCTTTGCCTTCTTTATCTGTTGGTTTATTTGGTTTTATTCTTCTTCTGGTCAACCAAGATACTTCCTCGGTGAGTGCTGTAGCGGCATATGACTTTGCAAGGGCTTTTTGTGCTACTAATGATAATTCATCAATTTCTTCTTCTTCGTTTGGAGGGTCAAAATCATTTCTTTTATAATTTGATACAAAAATCTTTCTACACTCACTTCTTGAATCATTGAAAAAGTCCGAACGATCGTCTGCGTCTGGTAAATCAATATCACCTCCAAACAAATCAGCAAATACAGATATATCTGGTTCTCTTCGTTCTCCTTGTCCTAAGCCAATCGATGGAACGAAATTTAAATCAGAATAACAAGCAAGGGCTGATCCTATTTTTTTAACATTCAATATCTTGTTAAGAATTAAATTATACTCTTCAGATTGTGCAAGTCCATCGATAAAACATTTTAGATCTTGATTGAAATCTTCTGTTGCTGTTTTTAACGAAGATAGTTTTACATCAATAATATCCTTTTCATATGTTGCAAGGGGGAAATGCAAACATCGACCAACACTTGGCATATTGATAGCAAAAGTTCTTTCTTGTTTTGATTTCTCCATTATTTCTGATAAATCTGATCTTGTTAATAAATTAATATTATTTATGAGTTCTTCTGGTGCTATATAAACAAGCCTGACTCCAAACTTGATTCCAATTGATCCAGTATAACCCTCTTCGACTTCAGAAGAAATTTTAGCATCGCCAAACCAATCAGAAATATTAACATCGTCCGGTATTTCCTGTGTATTTAGGAAATCAATAAATTCTTGTATATTTTGGATCCCAGAAGGAAGATTATCTGGTCTTGAAACAGCGGTTGCTTCAGCAATTTGTCCCGGTGTTTGCGCAACTGTTAAGCCCAATATACTTGTGGATTCTGGTATTTTTGGAACAGCCCTTAAATATTTTTCCAAATAAAGTCCACCCGATTGTTTGATGTTTTGTTTTTCTTGAGAGGATAAAGAATTCTCAAGAAGTCGGTTGACTCCATCATCTTGGGCACAATGATTTATGGTTCCATAATATTCTGTTGAAGATTGTGTAGTTTGATCTATACCAGAAGTCCCACCAATGGGAACCTCAACATCGTATATACCGGCTCTAATATTATTTCCATAAAGTACTTTAGAACCTCCGATAAAGAATTTATTAATGTCATAAATCAAAGGTCTTGGGTTTAATTCGGAAGCCAATTTTGTAGAGTAAAACTGAACCTGTTCTCTGATTAGTCTCTTCAAAAACACTTTACAAGACTCTTCGTTCTCTGCTATTGTTGCTATTTTTGCAGAAAAGTTCATTTGTGCTTGGGTCCAAAATCTAAATCCACCGCCAAACATTATTGTTATTTTGTCTTGCTCGTCTCCAAAGTCATCGGCAATTGTTTGAAAAAAGCCAGTTTTAAGAGTTTTATTCCAATCTTTTGTGTTTCTAGAGATTAAATAGCCGCCAACTGCTGGGTATGCATATACATCGTCAAAGTCATTTCTAGCAGCATTTAAAAACTCTGATACATTTTGAGGGGGAGGAGAAATCTGTATTTTAAAAGCATTATCAAATAAAGCACCGGTATCTCTTGAGGGCTTCACATATGCTATCTGAGCATTGTTTATTGTTTCCATTGCTACTTCTGTTTCCGCATCAACAGTCATTTCTCCAAGTTTTATTTTTCTATTATAAACTTGAGCACATTGTTCTAAAAATAATAGCCAGTATGTGTAACCTTCATAAGTTGAAGCAAAGAAACTTCTTTCATTTGATAAACCTTGCTCCATTTTAGAAACTATGTATTCATAAATTAATTCTTCATAATTGTTATTATTTAAAGCCAAATTGCCATGAATCCCAAAAGAATTAATAATAAAATGTGTTAAATATACTCTTATTGTTGCAGTGATTGATTGTTCCAATGCAGCGAGAGTTGCTGGTGAGGCTATTTTTTCAAAAGGTATTTCATCAACACATTCAGGAGATTGTGATAACTTTTCACTTGGCTTTATCTTATCTTCTTTTGTAGCCATTTCGTTTTCCAATTGTTCTAATTGAAGAAAATTAGTAGCCCTTGGATTGCAGCCATCAATATTTGGGACTAATATTTTACTAAAAGCAAGCCACCCACGGGGTAAGTCGGGCTCTATATAAATGTTTGGTGTCTCATAGGTTCCTCCGTGCTTTAAGGGATCTAAGAATTTAACTCTTGGGTTGTTCGTTAAACTTCTTCCCAAGACGGCTTCGTCTTCGTCATATGTATAATCTGTCGCACCAGGGAGAGGATTTACATAAGTTAAATCGTCAACTGTTATGAGTTTCTGGTCTGAGCCGCCGTGAACAAATCCATTTGAAATGTTTCCATTTTCATCGCTCAAAATACTGTTTTTAAAATCACCAAATAATATGTTATTAATATTTCTAACAATATTTCCTATTTCTTCTATTGGAAGATCAAGAGTATCAGAAATAACTGTAAGTTTAGATTCCAAGTAATTTTTAAGAATATAGTTTTTATAATTATTGCTCAAGTTACCTGGTGTGGGGTCATAAGATAGTTCTGTGTTTGATGGGACAAACTCACTTATAAACTGTGTTTCGCTGGGTGTGTTTATATTTTCAACAATAATATCTTTCATTGGAGGAACAGTATAAGTGCCTTGTCCCATAGAAAAACTATAATTAAAATTATTATTGTGATATTGTTGTCCTTGAACTTCAACAGGGTAAGAATCTTCTAAAATAAGTTTTGTGATATATCTATCTGAATACTGTAATCCATTCTCATAATCAAGAAATACTTTTAAATCCTGACCGTAAAACAAATTGGAATTAAGGAGTTTAGCTCTCATTTGAGCACCAACAGTTTCTGGGAAGGGTGCCTCATTATCAAAAAGACCAATAACACAAAGTAATCTGAAAAATAAGTTGTTTCTTACTCTCATATGTTTAGCATAATTGTATCCAATTGAATCTGCTGTTATCATCAATAAGATTCCAATTGAATCAGTAAATTCAAAAGGGTTCTCTTCTACTGTATCGTCAATGAAAGCCTTTTGAAGACGAGCGAAAGCACCTTTTGCTAGTTGTTCTTTTTGTTTTTCTAATTCTTCTGGTGTCTTCAATAAAGACTTGTCAACTGAACAATCGGGATCAGGAGGGGCAAACAAGTTGTCTATTTCGTCTTGTAGAATACCCTCTGGTCCTTTTGCAAGTATATCTGCGAGATCTGCTAAATCGGATCTTGCTCGGTCTCTTTGATTATCAACAAAATCATTAGCAATATTTGGATCCCCAATTTGATTAGCATAAATTACTTTCAAATTATTATAGTATTCTTTTGCTTGGTCATTTGTCAAACAAATGCTTGGATCTAATGGAAAGAATTGTTGCGGATCAGCAGCGATTGCAGCGGCTCTTTCTCTTTGTTCTTCTGATAGATAGTTACCGGCTGATTGCAGCACACTATCTAAGCCATTTGAGGTTCCAAGCGTTGAGGCATAGTCTGGGTGTACTATCCCTATTGTTCTTGATACGTTTTCAAGAAAGTTTGGATCCGCTTGTCCCGTCATTGCTTTTAAATAATCTTGTTCTGATCCAAGAGTGGATAGTGTTTCAAGAACTTCTTTTGGTGTTGTTGTTCCTCTCTTTGGGGCACCACTTAAAGAAAACAATTTATCTACACTTTTATCTTTCTCGTCGCTATCTAATTGGTCTCCACAAACAGCATCAGAAAGTATCTCTGTGATTGAGCGATCAAATCTTCCACCACTTCGAGAGGCAAAATATAAATCTTGTGTAAGTTCGCTAGAAAAAGTTAATGCTTCACAGATTCCCGCTTCAAGTGCTTGTATCGATTTTAACATCAAAGCGGAAACAATTTGAGAAGTTGTTTTTTTGAACGCAAACATAAATGCGTCTTTAAAACTTCCCCAAACATCATACAAATCAGGGAGTTGTTTTAATTGCGGTAAAGAAAACGGTCTTGTTTTTCCTTTGCCGCAAGCACCAAGTGTAAATGTTCCCAAAAACTCGTCTATTGGAGGATAAGCGAAAGAATATTTTGGACAATCAAAAGAAGCAAAAAACTCTCCAACAATAGAAGCACCTGGTAGTTTTTCTAATCCAGTTAAAATTTCTTGAACTGAGGCATTTTCAATAATGGCGTTTCCATATGCTCTCATCAATTCCTTCTGGACATTTCCAACGGCTCTACCGTAAGTTCCTTGTCTTACTTTATCCCCTTCTTGAATGGAGGCATAATCTAGTTTTTGCTTTTCCTTGTCTATAATCTTTTGTTGCTCTTCGGGTGTTTTATCAGCAAAACCAATCGTATCAGAATTCGTTTTGAGTTCTTCTAAAGCCCTGTCTTCTGATTCGGCTAACTGTTGTTTTATACTTGCTTCTTGTGCTTCAAGTTCGGTTATTTTTCTCTGTTTATCGGCTTCCCATTGAGATTCTTCAATGGGAACGAATTTTGCATCTTTTGCAGCCTCTAATTCCTGTTCAGCGGTAGCCAATGCTTCAATTGCTTGTTGTTCGTTTGCCTCAGCCTGTTCGTATCTCGTCTGGGCGGTATCTCTTATTTGTGAAGCGGTATTGATTGTGGCTTGTGTATATGCGGTGTCTAATGCTTCTTCATAATTTAGTTGTGCTTCTGTTAATTCTTGTTCTCTGATTCTGACTTGTCCAGAGGCTGCTGCTGCTTGTATTCTTAATTCTCCGACCCTACTTTCTTTTCTCGCTATATTTTCTGATTTTTTATCGTTTTCTGCTCCAAAGTCCTGCAAATATTTAAGGAATGTTGAATTTCTAACATCGGTTAATTCTGCCTGTACCACTGGTAATTGTGCGTTTAATTCATCAAAAGTAGTATATACTGCGGCACTTTGATTTATATTCTCTTGGGCTTGTCTATCATATGCAGCCTCAACATTACCTGGGTCGTATCCAACTTCCCACGGAGCAGGCAAATCTTTAAATTCTTTTTCAACTGTTTCTCTGACTTTCCGTTGTTTATCGGCAGGTAAGCCAGATAAAAGGATTTCCATACCTTCTGTTGTTACAGAGCCCATTAAACCTTTGATAATCTCTCTATAACCTTCTTCCACAGTCATACCAGACAAGAGACACTGGACTCCTTTAAGAGTTAACTTTCTCCAGTTACAGGGGTTTATCTTATCAAATAGCTTGGCTAATTTGCTATCGTCTATATCTTGTGTGCTTTTGATATCTTTTATCTTTTTGTCTTCTGTTAGACCTTTTTCTTTTAAAGTTCTTTTTTCTTGCTCTTTCCGAGCCTTTTCAAGTTTCTTTAGATCTTCTTCGCTTGAAAATACCGTTATCTTGCCCTTGTCTTTATCTGATAGGAGACGGCAATTATTTTTATTAAATTGATATGCGAGCGATTCAAAGAAACTCATTGATGAGTTCAAAATAGCATCGTCAAGATCAGAAAATTTATCTAACAAACAGCCAAATGCATTTGACTTTGCGTCCAAAGAACTACCATAATTTACTGATACAGCGGGAAAAGTGTGCTCTACAATAAAATCTATCCAAGGTGGATTCTTTTTAGCATCAACTTGTGTTCTGATTTCATCATAATTTGCTATATAACCCATCAATGTTTGGTCAAAAAAACCAATATGTCTGATATTGTCTCCAACTGGCTGTTCAGGGTTTGGTTCTGGTGGGAGTTTTAGTATAACCTCTTTGCAACCAACAGGTTTTATTGTAATTGTGTCTGCTAATTTAAAAGGTCTATTTTCATCAGACTTATCAAATTTTAATTCTATCTCTTCAATGCTCTTTGAACTCTCAAACGAAAGGACCGCACCAAGGGAGGAATAGTAATCATATCCCTTTGATTCTAAAAACTTTGATAGCAGGTCTTCAAACCTCTCAAATCGACCAGACATAAATTTAGCATAAAACGGGACCTCTTCTCCTTCCACAAGTTGAAATAATCTTCCGTCTTCTGTGTGTTTAAAATAAGACTGGAATTTTGAAAACAATACAAAAATTGATTCCATTTTAGCAATCCAAGTTGTAAACTCTGGTACTTTAAACTTTACTGATTCTATGTTTGTGTCTACCTCGGAAATAACCGGGGCTTTTGGAACTTGATCAAAAATGTGAGCAGGGATCGTTACAAGAACAGCCATCATACCATTTGCAGCACCATAAAAATGATAATCAGCAGATAATGCAAATAATTCAAGTGCATTATAGTTGTCTATAGTCGGCAAACTTTCTATATCTTGTTGTTCTTTTCTTGCCCATTCATAAAACGAAACATCAGAATTTAATGAAGCATAGTGTTTTCTCTGTCTGATATATTTTTTTGCTTCAGTGGTTGTAAAAATAGAACAGTTATCATTAGCACAAACTAGTTCGTCACTTTCTAATTTACCATAATGCCGAAGCATTGATCGAATACCGGGTTTTACAAAACTTCTTTTAATTCTATCAAATTTTTCGTCATTCTTTATTTGTTGTTGTTCAGCCATTTGTGAAGAGACAGCACTCATAGGGGCTGATAGCGGTATACCAGATTCTGCTATTGAGATAGTCGTTCCCTGTACGGGATCTAAAATGTTTTTCAAATCACTTAATCTATAATTATCGCCGCTTTGGTTGACAAAGACAGCGACGGAGTATTCACAAGTCTTTTCATTTAACCATGGTTCTGTTTGTTTCCACCACTCTGGTGGGATATAAGAAGGGCTTGGGACACAAGTGGGGCACACCCTATCAATTGTTTGCTCTTCGGGCAATACAATTTCACAAGGATCTTGTTGTATATTTATAAATTTTGATTTATTAGCCATTTTTTACCTATGTTATAAACACTTTTTTGCTTAAAATAGAATTAGCACCAGGTATGATTGCGTCATTTAAATGATCTATATCATTTATGGTTTCATTATATAGACCTGTTAACATACTTCTTATATTTTGAATATTTTCTGCTGCATTCGCACCAGCGACAGTACTCATTGCACCAGCGGTTAGTGGTATTAATGCTGCTGTGTTTACTGTTATTTGTTGTATTAAACTTTGAAGAATTTTAAGTTTTTTCCGATTGATCTCATTGTTTTGTTTCAAATAAGAAATTAAATTCTCGCCCAATACTGCTGGTTGCATATCGTCTTCACCTTGATTTCCAACAATAAGTTCAATTCTTGGATTATCAATCTCTGTACCGTCTGCTCTTAGTTCTCCGCCAGAACCAAATCCGTCTGCTCTAGCACCACCTGCGTAAATTCTAACACTTTCTCTACCAACAACTCTTGTACAATCTGATTTTATAACAATAGCAGATAGATCTGAGGGGTCCGACCCAAAGACATTTGAAAAACCAAGGTATTCGTCTATATTGATTGCTTTTTGAGTAATATAAACTCTAGCTGCATCGGCAAAAAAATTATTATCCACAACTGTATTGCTGTCTATTGGTTTTGTTGAATCTCTTTCAAGTGATTTCCAAATTGTAGAGGAAATTCTACCTGATACTATATCTATCATTCCACATTGAGTGTCTCCGCGACCACCGCAGCCAGACATTTCGCCGCCTGGCTTGTCTCTTCCAAGGACAATATAAGTATTATTTTTGCCTGAGTATATTTTCTCACAATCAGAAGGATCATAATATGGTAATGATTCAGCTATCTCGGTGCAACCAATTCCATTCGCAGCTTTGGAGCCAAGTAGACGAGAGTTTTTTATAAATTGTAGCACTTTTGAATCTAAGTTTGTTGCTTTTTTTGTCATTTTATTTTTCCTTTATAAAGCGTCATAGAATCTTTTAGTTCTTTCTAAAAAGTCTTTCCAATTCCAGTAATTCCCTGTGTCTTTTCCGTACCGTTTTCCTTTTTTTGTTTTTCCAATTGTTGCACCAGGTCCAATTTTACCTTTTGGATTAAAATCTTCATGCCCAATTAATACTTGCCTGGTGGGCTGAAGGTTCCATCTTTTACAGATACCGGCGCACAGCTTTGCAGTTGCGTTAAGTAATTTATCATTGTACATTTCAGAATAAATACCGCCAGACCCTTTACCGGGGCCGTTTTGAGGGAAGCCGACCATTTCAATACCTATACTTATTTTGTTTTTTGTACCACCGCTATGTTGAGCAATGTCTTTTTCGGCTGCCCCTTGAACTACTTCTCCTCCTCCGTCAACACAATAATGTATCGATGTGTTTCTGTTTGTTCTTACTTCACCATTCTTGCAAATTGTTTTGTCAGGAAGTCCTGCGCCAGATCTCAGTACGTCTTCACATGGAGGGTTCTCTATCACATCCCCTGAAGGGCTTGTCCATTTATAAGTCCCAGCGGGACCTGTATGAAACCAATTAATAAGAGTTCGCGCTCTACCGGGCCCAGGGGGCCCTTGACTTCCATGTAATACAATAAGTTCAATATCACCTGGTTTTCTGTTTGCTTCTCTTACATTCATTCCACGCTTACCAGGATACAAAAAGCCAGTCGTATCATTGGGACCCGATGTTTGAGATAGTGAACCAATAATATTACCTGATTTTCCTCTTGATGCTTGTAGTGCTCCAATACCGCCAGCAGCTATTATCAAGTCATTGTCTCTTCCAACTGAGTTTAGTTCAAATCTAATATCTCTAGCTTTACCATTATTATCCATACCTTCACCAAAAGTACAAACCACAACATCGCCAATTGCTAATAATATTGACTGTCCATTTCCTGAAGGACTAACTGAACGAGCTTCAAAATGAGCCGCTACTGCATTTAAAGCCATTTCTCCTTGTATTATATCTGTATTTGTTAGTTGAAAGTCAGAAAAATCCCAAGGGGCTGGTGTGGCTGAGACCCATTCTGGTCTTACCATAACTTCATAATAATTAGCTGGTTTGTATCCGTCTACAACCGTTGTAACTCTTGTTCCACTGGACTCGTCAACAAGGAATCGTGCTTTAACAGATAATATTGTTGCTCTAAATGGACCTATGTCTTTTAAAGAATTATTATAAGCGTCATTAATCATGTCAGAATAAAGTTGCTTATCTAGTGATAGTGCCACTTTAGGATTAGATCTGGCTTGATTATCTGCTGCTAATGTATTTTTGGTTGTTGTAGCCATTTATTCTTTTTCCTCTTCTTTGGAAATCATTTCATAAATACCGTCCATATCAGCAGCAGTAAGTCTATCTGCTCCTTCTTTTTTCGCCATTAAATTAGCAACCTTTACCAGTTGTTCATTAGATCTTTGAAGAGTCTCGACATATTTTGATAAAGTAATCCCTATCTCTCTATGTCGAGATTCATCCTTTGCAAGCCACTTTATAGCATCATCAAGGAGTTCTTTCGTAACTTCTCTATCTTTTCTAATGTTATTGACTGCTTCTTCTAAATATGTGTCTACTTTTTTGGCCATAGTAAAACTAATTAGTTTCCTTTAAATTTTACCATTATCCCAATCAGCCTTGAATAAGAAATATCGTTTTCGTAGTTTGTTTAACTGAGAGACGATTTGTTTTGTATTGAGACCAGTAAGCTCTCGTAAATATAAGTAAACTGCTTTTTTATTAAAAATTTCTATGTCTTCAACAGAATTAAGAATGGTTCTTACGGCATTATAGACTTTTCGTTCGTTCTCTTTCATATCGTTGGTTTCCCAGCATTCAATCTCGGACCACAAAGATTTCCAAAAGTCTCTAAATTCTTGTTCTGCTGGGAAAGGATTGTAAGTTATGATCTTTTCTTCATCAACCTGCTTTAAGGCGTCTTCATAATCAACCTCACGTTTGGCTCGCTTGGATGTTTGTTTTACTTTATGAATAAACCAGTTCTTTGTGATTACAGAGAAGTAAGAGAATGCTTTGGAACCACGGTTTGGATCATACTTGGAAAGTATGGTGGTTAACCATATCTTACATTCGTCTCTTAATTCGTCTATATTCGGAAGAGTTGTAAACTTATATGTATAAACAATCTTATCGACCATTTCATTAAATGCTGGTTGTATCCAGTCTACATATAATTTGGTTCTTATTACGTTGTCACTTGTGCTGCAATATTTAACTATCGCGTCTTCGTGAACCTGCGTAAAATACATTCTCTTCGTTGATTTGCGTCTCGCCATCAGGCTGATCTCCTTTTAAATTTTGTTCTTCTTCTTCTTCTTCTTCATATATTTCCTCAAATGGTGTTGTTATTGAGTAAACGTCTTCGTAATCTTCTAATATTTCTAATAAACTTGTTGTATGAGACATTAAATGCTTTATGGTTTCGTCTCCATAATACATTTCCATCCCATATATATTTCTCAAATGTTCTCGGTAATTTGCCACCAGAGTGGTCAAATCTTCTAAATTTTGGGAGGTATAAATGAACCCCGGTAATACCCGCCTCATATACCAAAAAGCCAAAGAATTGGCCATTACGGACACTAAAAACACTATTATGAGTGTAGTTTCTAAAGTTGTCATTACGGTTCATACTCCCAGGAAGTTGCTTCCTTTTTTTGCTGCTTTAAAATTTCAGCATTTTCAGAAATTGCCTCTCTCACATTAGCACCGGCATTTCTGTTTTTTTGTCTCCAGTTGTCTTCTTCATAATCTGAAGTTCTAATATTGGGCATTTGCGGGATACGACGGAGACAAGAAGACGACGAACAAAGTTCGCAATAATCTTGTCTTTCCGTCATTCCATGCACAGTTTCAAAATCACCATTACATTCATTACAATGATAAACGTATTTAGGCATTAACTATTTGTTTCCGTTGTTGTGGTGCCTGGTGACTTCATTGTTGGTGCCTTAACACTCGGTGGATTTGTAACAACAACTTGGTTAGTGTCGTCCACCTCTAATTTGAATCCTTGAAGAACAGGTACAATGTCTGTTTGTTCCATCAAAGATTTTTGAAGAGCCATCATTACGGCTCCTACTGCTTGATCACTTAGTTTCATGTTTTCTCCTTTTTAAAACATTTATTTAGACCTTCGTCTATTGAAATTTTTGGTTGCCAACCAAGGTCCTTTAGGTCACTAATATCAGCACAAGAGTGCCTGATATCTCCTATTCTTTCTGGTTGTTTTTTCCAGATTACATTATGATGATGATTTATAAATTTCTTTATATAGTTTAAAGTAATTGGCTTTCCTGTTCCTACGTTTAAAACCTTTCCGTTGAATTTTTTATCGTTTTTCATACAAAAGATGTTTGCTGATACAATGTCGGATAAATGTATAAAGTCCCTTGTCTGGTTACCGTCGCCATCTATTCGAAGTGGTTTATTTTGCTTTATCATTTCCATCCAAGCTGAAATTGCTGTTGAATATGCTCCTCCAAACTCCTGATTTTCAGAATAAACATTGTAATATCTCAAACATACAGTATCTAAGCCATAAAGATCAGAATATAGTTTACATTCCAGTTCGTTCATTAATTTATGCAACCCGTAAGGGGACTTTGGTTCTCCGTCATTTACAGCAGCAGAAGAAGAAAATATGACTCTTTTGACTTTATTTAGTACACTCCACTCTAAAAGAACCGATGTGGCTAAGACATTTTGTTTTAATGTATAAGAAGGGTTCTCAATAGAATAGGACACTTTTGGATAAGCAGATAGGTGAAAAACATAATCATAAGATTCTCTCGGAAGGCAGTGTAAAATATCGTCACCTTCTTTCAAATCAATACCCGTTGTTTCAAAACCTTGTCTTATTAATTCATCATAAATTTTTGAACCAATATATCCTTTGTGTCCCGTTACAAGAACTTTCATAGTATTTTTTTCTCACGCAATTTTTCAAAACAATTATCCCAATTTTTAAATTCAACTGCTTTGTCATCAATATAACATACTGCTCTTGGTTTTTCTGCTGTTACTTTACTAACAAACCTAGCCATATCATGTTTTTTGAGCCAGTCCCACACTAATTCAATACCAGATTTGCCATTTACAAGTCCACGATCTGGCTTTGCTTTTGCAGTATACATAATGATTGTGTACTCTTTTGAAATCTTCTCAAGAGCTTGATATGCCCCTGGAACTGGTTCATCGTATATTGTTCCATCGTAATACCCTTTAGAGCATAAATGTATTACACCATCAAAATCAATTCCAATATTTATTTTTTCATCTGGGTAGCTATGTTTTCTGATTTTTCCACCTTTCCAATTTAATTTTTCTAATTCTTCGGGTGAGTTTTGCCCAATAGGGGGACAAATATTACCAGAACCATGTGTTAGTTGATATTGTAACAAAAGAGTTAAGCATTCCGCTGTGTGGTAGTATTCTACATCTAGCACAACTTGTGTTAAATTTTTAATTTCCACATCAATAGGTTTTGCCGTTATTAGACAAGCTTGCATTCCATTGTCTGTTGCCCATTGGAGTGCTTTGATTACATCTTTTGATTTACCAGAAGAAGAAATTCCATATACGAGTGATTTTTTCATTTGGGGCTTTGTTCTGGTTGATGTTCGGGACCGTAACCATGCAACCATCCATTGATCAAAGCTGGTATCATTAATTAATGAAGTTGCTACTACGCAACTACCGGGACACATTGCATTTTTTGTACCATTAGAAAGTCTCGTCATATCAACAGCGGTGTGATCGGCAACGCCCATGTTACCACCGTGCCCTAGAACATAAATATCATTACAATCATTGTATTTTGATTGTAGTGTTTTCCACTCCTCACTACACACTACTTCAACAAATTTTTCACCTATGTTTTCAAAATTTAACATCTTTTAGAATCTCCTTATTATATTCTATTACAGCAATAGTATCCATGCCTAAACATTTTAGTCCATAATTTTTATATTTATGGATCTCTTTATTAATATTTTTTGGTATGTGAACAGCCATCTTATCTTTGTTTAAAATTTTATTCACCTTATCAATATAACACAAAAATTCTTCATCGTCAAACTGTCCTGGCTTATTTAAACTCAATGAAAGGTCATATGGTCCGATTAAATAATAGTCAAAATTAAACTTTATTATTTCTTTCAAATTATCAACCGCTTTTTTACTCTCAATTTGAGGAATAATTATTGGGTCTGATTGAATCAGGTTCTTTTCTCCCCATAAGTTTTGGCGAACGAGGCCCAAGCCTCTTTTACCTTTTGGGGAATAGTAGCAATATTCTATTATTTTTTCACACTGTTTTTTAGTTTCTACTGTTGACAAAATTAACCCATCCACAGCAGCATCTAAACAATATCGAATCATAGTTTTTGAAATTTCAGTTAAACGAACAAAACACTTTTTTTGGGATGCTTTTATAACTTGAATACAAGAGAATAATGTTTCATTATCATAACATCCGTGTTCTGTGTCTAAGACAACTCCATCAAAATTGTGACACATTATTTCAGAAATTAATGGAGAGGGTATTTGCTGCCAGGACAAAATCATTTGTTTTCCTCATATAGAGATATAAAGTCTGAGCATATCCCATAACAATTTAATATTTCTTCTTTTTTGTATTTTGCATTTTCGGGCATTACAGCTATGGAATTGTCGCTAAGAACAGACCCAGGGTATGCCCATATTATATTATTACTAGTAAGAGTGTAATCGTCATTTTGATGCCAAAAGAATCTATATTTGTCTTGCATATGTTTTGAAAAAAAATTTAAACAATTAAGATTTTTTGCATGTATCCATAAACTATTTTTTCTATTCATAATCCATTCTATATTTACTTTATGTTGAGCAGTATCGTGTCCAAGAAAAAAACAATTGTCAATTATTCTAATATCTGTTTCTACATCGTATCCCATAGAAATAGCACTATCAATATAGATAGGGTCGTTTTCTAAAGCAATATTTTTACCACTTATATTTCCTCTATGAGAAATGAAAATCATGACTTTATAACATACGCAGAGGGGCAAATATAATTCAAAGATTTTACTTGAACATTTTTATTTTTAAAAAACTTATCAACACCTTCAGATTCCGACCATTTATGAAAAGCATATTCGTCAAACACAACTATCCCACCACTCACAACTCTATCCCACATATTTTTTAAAGTTTCATAAGTTGGCTCCCCTAGGTCTAAATCAATATACAATAGAGAAATTCTAAACCCTGGTCTTTCGGAAACAAATTGCTTGGTCGTCTCAATAACATCCCCCGCCACTAAATCAAATTCATGTTCCATAAATCCCATATTTTTGATATTTTCAGAAAAGTATTTTACGCAATTACTACTATGTTCGAAATTCCTATCTTTAAATAATGTACTCATTGCCTCTTTATCGATACCACTGAGAGATTCAATCAATTTTTTAGAATTATAAAAGTCAAAACCAATTACTTTTTTAAGTGTATTCGGGCACAAATATTTTTTTAATTTAAGGAAAGTTAGAAGACCAGTTCCCTTAAATACACCGCATTCAACTATGTCTCCAGGTAAATCCTTAACTTGATTAAAAAGAAGCGTCCTAGCTAAAAGTTTTCCAAATATTTTTGTATCTGAACTTAATATAAATCCGTTGAAATTATCATAAAGTTTTTGATCTATATCTATAATTTCTAAATCTTTTAAATTCATTTTATTTGCCATGATTCTTATTAAAATTATCTAAATCTTCAGGTGTTCCAATGCCCCACATTCCTTCAAAATGAAATGTTTTAATTTTTTTACCTGCTTCTATGGCTTGATTAAAAACAGGGCAAACATAAAATTCATTATTAAATCTTACATTTTTTTCAATCATTTGTTCGGCATACTTAACATAATCACTTCCATGCTTCCAATAATAGATTCCTGCTGTGGCTATATCACTAATTGGTTTCTTTTCTGCTACTTCGGTCACTAAGCCGTCAATATTTGTCTTAGCAAAACTCCACTTTGGGTGAGTTGCTTTAAATGTTAACATTCCACCATCAATGCCATCTGCTTCCATAGAATACATAAATTCATTACTATCCCAGTCTAAGAATTGATCAGAGTTAGCAAATATTAGAGGATCTTCATTGTTGATAAATTCTTTTGCTAGCAAAGTTGTGCATGCAGCACCCTCCGTCATTCCATCTACTTGGACAATTTCACAATCTGGTGAAATTAAATTTAAAAGGTGTTTTAAATTATAATTTTCATAATGTTCTTTCTGGACGACAAAAATATGTCTTGCATCTATGTTCAAGTTTTCAACCACTAGTTGAATCATTGGTTTGCCACGAACCTCTATTAGAGGCTTGGGGAAAGTATAGCCAGCTTTTGCAAATCTAGATCCAGCACCGGCCATTGGTATTAATACGTTCATTTTTCCTCCCTGCCATTTTGGTTTAATATTCTCTTTGCTATCAATCTGATTAATTTGATTTTTTATCTTTTCATATGTCACATCTGAGGTGTTTTTAACAGCACACAGGTGGCCGCCACTATTAATTGCTGCTTTTCTTCCGTGATGAGAATCCTCAATTATAATAGTTTCGTTCGGATCAACATTCGCCCTCAACATACACCTTAAATAAATTTCAGAACTTGGTTTAGGTTTCGTTACATCTTGATTTGAATATAGAAAATCAATATATTCAAAAAAACCTTTTCTTATAAGTTGTAACTTTGCGGTTTTTCGTATAGAATTTGTTGCACAAGCAACCATATATCCATCATTTTTAAGTTTTTTTAATATATCACGCATTCTGCGGTCAATACTAAAGTTATCAATAATATCAACGGTTTTTTTCTGCTTTAATTTCCAAACAGCATCATGAAATTCTAAAGGAAGATTTTTATTTTGTGTCAACATTTTTAATTTTTTAGTTGTTGACAGTCCGTCATATAAAGATAAGTGTTCTTGGCGTCCAATTATATACTTTTTATCAATATCTGATAAGGCCGCATTTAATGCTTCATAATGTATTTCTCTTGCATCAACAAGAACACCGTCTAAATCAAAAACTACTAATTTAATCATTTTCTAAATTTTTCTCCTTTTTTGGTTGGATGTGTGTCTATATCACCACTTTTACCAAGATCTAACCAAGTATCCCCTTTTCTCCATCCAATATAATTTTTATCAACAAGTTCTATATCTTTTTCAAAATAATAATATTGAACAAAATTTGGCACCATTGGTGGAGAAGGGGGGTTCTCAACAAAGTCTTTTGTCCAATTAGTAAGCCAACCATAATAAGCTGGTTGTTTTTTCCATGTATCTTTCCATTTCCAATAAAAAATCTGTGTTGTGTGATACCATGCTTCATCCCACAGGTCATTAGATTTTATTTTCATCCAATCAGAATTGTTTCCTTGGTATTCATTAGTATCCAATGGCAATGCATCATTGTTATTTAACAATCTACTATGTGAAATATCATTTATCATTGAATTATTTTTATTATATATTAATGCTCTAATATAATAATCAGCCTCTTTATTACCAGGGGTTAAGAATCTTTCATCCCACATACCAATTTTTTTAACAGCCTCTGGTCTGTAACTGATTATATTATCTCCGAGACAGCCGGTAACAAAAGTATATTTCTTATGAAGTTTCAAAAGATTTGTTGCCCAATTAGGATGTAAAACAATATCATTTTGCATTGTTACAACAATTTTTGTTTCAGGGCTGTTCAGGTCTTTAAACCCATGAACCAAGGCTTGGTTCCAGTTTCTAGCGAGATTACCGGTGTCCCAATCTGGTCTTGCATTGTTGTGAATAACATTTACTTTATCAACAAACTCTTCATCCAAGTGAAAGTCTGAGTGGTTGTTGATGATATTTACTTCTGTGTTTGGCACCAGTGAGAAGTCTGTTTTGTTGAATAAGGTGTCTAAGGTTTTGTTTAAAATTTCTTTTCTACGATATGTGACAATATAGACTTTTATGTTTTTCATTTTTTCTCTTTTGAAATTTTTTCCAATCTTCTTCTGTATCAATGTCAGCATTTTCTGGTTCTGGTACTTCAAAAAAATATGGATTTTTACCAATTCTATTGCCTGTCTTTAAAAGAACATCTGGTTCAAATATATAAAAAGCCGAATTCTCTTCGTAATACTTTGGTAAATCTTGTGTTTGTTCTAATTTTAATGGATTATGATTCACAGGACAAAATCCATAATTTTCTTTTCGCCAAAATCTTGTTTGATAAACATTACAAGAAACAATAGAATCATAATCACCTATCATATTATAACATGTTTTAACAGTAGACGCAAGTAAAAAAGGAGAAGTGACATGAATTTGTGCTATAGGGTCTTTAATATTATATTTTAATATAAAGTTTTTTATAAGATCACATACTGAAACAGTATCGCCAATTAATGTTTCTTCTCTTTTGAAAACCTCTACATTAGACAGCCTAGGATCTTCTTTTATCCCATTATATATTTCATCACTATCAGTATCCACAAACACTCTTTCATTAGTGTATTTAAGTAATGTGTGCTTATAGAGAGGATTATTATCAAAGGTTCTAAAATTTTTTCTTGGTACTCTCTGGGAATTATGTTTTATTGGTATAAAAACATTCACTGTATTTCTTCTAAAGCCTCTTTAATAAGTTGACAACCATAATTTGCATCTTCTTCGTTTATAAAGAGATTTGGTCGGAGTCGTATAGATTTAACACCAGTTGAATTGCAAATCATTCCTTTGTTTCGTAAAACTTTCATAAATTTATCTCTTGTCTTGCAACTTTCCATATCAAAGCCAATTATAAGACCTTGAGATCTCAGCCCTTCAATACCGCCAATCTTTGATAAAAGGCCAGTTATTTGTTTTCCTCTTTTATTTACATTTTCTAAAATATTATTCTTTTTGAAAGATTTAATAATATGCTTGCATCTTATCATATCAATAGTATCTGAATTCCATGTTACTTCTAAACGATTAACATGTTCGCGATCAAAGATACCATTTAATTTTTCTATCGCCATTAATCCTGAAACTTGGGTCTTTTTTCCAAATAGAACAATATCGGGGATAATATCTAAATGTTCAAAAAACCATAGTTTTCCTGTTGTTCCGAATCCAATCTGTATCTCATCAAAAATCAAAGGTACATCATATTTGTTACATAAACTCCTTATTTTGTTAAAAAAATCATGAGAATGATGAATATCACCAGCAGTACATTGAATTGGTTCAACTATGATACAAGTAACTGGGTTTTCATTATTTGATAAATGTTGTTCAACTTGCTCTAAATCATAGTCACATTTAGTTGAGAATAGTTCTGGTAGACCTTTCAATCTAGGGAGAGAAGAAAAAAATCTATCTGTTACAAATCCTCCGTAACTATTGACACCATGAAAGCTGTTCTTAAAAGATAGGACATTTAAATTTTTATAGTTTTTATAGTGCAAGCAAGTTTTAATGGCTGCTTCAACAGCCAAAGCACCTGTTGAACAATAATGAAAATTAGAATATATTCCCTTTCCACAATATTCAGAAAATACATTATCAAAGTCTTCTGTTTCTGATGAGATAAATTCGCAATTTGTAACTTTTATATTTGCACATTTTAATATTTCATCGTTAAATTCATCGCTTTTTAAGTCTGGGTGGTTGTATCCTAGCGGTAAAGAAGCGTACATACCAAAAAAATCTAAATAAGATTTTTTTGAATTTTTATCATAAATGTAAGATCCTGTGCTTTTTTCAAAATCCACTTTAATATTAAAAATGCTTCCCCTTGCTACATTAGCCATTCTTGTGTTCTCCATCTGGGTAAGTGTGAACCACGTCATCCCTACTAACGGCTAATCTTATAGATTGTTCGTTACCTGTTCCTGTAATTTTATGATTTATTCCTTTTGGAATAAAAACAAAATCACCTTTTTTTACAATATGAACTTCGCCATCTATTTCCCATTCCCATTGTCCTTTGAGAATATACCACCATTCGTTCCAATCTGGATGATAGTGTCTTCTGTTTCCTTGTCCTGGCATTTGAGCAATTAATGTTGCACTATTATTTTCTGTATTGATGACTCGGTGGCACCAGCTAGATTGATCATCGTTTTTTTCTAAAATTTCTTTTATATTAACAATTTTTTGATTTGATAAATTATAGCTTGAACTCTCAACTCCATCATTAGAAAGTATTTCAGGTACATCAACTTCTGAATGTTCTTCACCATAATATCTTTTTGTAAAAATCTTATTCTTTGACAAACTTCTGGCTACAAATTCAGCCAATTGAAATTCCTCTTCATTATCAATATCTATAGTTGATAAGCCTTTTAAGGTGAAAAAATCTATTTTACCATCGCCGCCATGATAAGCGGCTCCGTATTTTTCTATATTTTTAAAATAATTATTCTTTCTCCAGCCCATTAAAGAACAACCATATGCTTTAATGGGTTCAAGAGTTTGAGAAGGCGGTGTAATCTTTTTTTGATTAAAATTAATAGGCTTACCTTCGTACATGGATTCTATTTGAACGTCTACCATTGAAATCAATGTGTCTAAACCATCATAAACAAATTTTTTAACAAAATCTTTGATCTCTGTTGAAGATATAAAAGGAGAAGTTGGAAGAATCTGTATTACTATATCTGATTCTACATTTTTAAAAAAATCATTAGTAAATTCATCATTACTGGCCTCGTCTGAGGCGTAGTAAGCTGGTCGTTTGTAAAAATTTACTCCCGATTCTATCGCAATTTTTTCAATTATTTCTCCATCAGAATTTACCCAAATTTCATCAAAACAATCAGCTTCTTTTACAGCATCAATGGCGTATTGAATTAATGGCTTTCCATTTAGTAATCTTATATTCTTTTTAGGTATTCTTTTACTTCCCATCCGAGCGGGTATCATAGCAACTATTTTTGACATTTTTAATCCTTATTGTGTAGTGTGGTAAATTTTCGGTAGCTTTTTAAATTTGTCTATTCTGTCTGATAGAGACTTTTCGTACAATCTTATCTTAATTTCTTCATCTAAAACAAATCTTGGATCCTTTTCTAAAACATTCTTACAATGCATAATCTGCGAGATTTGATCATGTAGCATGGTGTCAGGACCTAAGTATGTTCCATCTCTTCCTTGAGCGGCTATATAAGCAGGGTTATATTTGTCTTTCATTTCTCTAACAACACCAAAATTATAAAAATCAACACCAAAGACGGCTAGCTCCTTTAGGGGACAAGATAAAAGATGACAAAGTGCTCCATATCCAGAATTGAAATTTCCAGAATAATAAGTGTACAAATCATCTTCTACTTTTTCAATATGGGGTTTAGCATAAACTTCCCAGTATAAAGACCATCTCTCCCAAGAGCCATCTTCATTCTGTAAATGAGCAAGAGGAACTCCATAATCTTTTAAATAATCGTCGTATTCTCTCACAACTGATAACCAGTTTCCACTTCCTGGGTGTGGGACTTCTCTAGCTACAGTGTCGTTACAGATTATAAATTTTGGTTTTTCCTCAGAAGACTTGTTGTTTAAATATCTGGCTACTTTTGGACTGTATGCTGAGTTTAAGCAACTTTGAATTATGTCTGTTCTGCTTCCGAAATCTTTTGTGTCCCATATTTCTGGTTGTATTCTTACTACAATATCATAGCTGTCTATTAATTTGCCTTTTGATTTTCCAACCAGATAAGAAGCAGGGCCAACAAATGCAACTCTTTTTCCTTTTAAATATTCTATTAAATCAGGGTTTGTTTTTGCATTTTTTACAAATAAAGAAGAATTGTTTTTCATTTTTTGATATATTTCAAGACATTCATTCATTGTTATATTTCGTCTTTCAGTCAATTCATCATTAATTTTTTTACAAATCAAGGGCCAAGGGTTGTTTTTTGTTTTTAATTTTTCAAACGTGACCTCTCTTCTCAAGACCTCTTCAATATCTTTAATAAACAAGTCGTCTAATATTTCAAATTGTTTTTCAATTGGTTTTTGTTTGTTTAAGAAAAATTGATGTTCCAAGTCAAATACTTTTTCAATCTTATCTTGTTTATAATAAATCACATCTCTAGGGGATCGTGATGGGGTTATATTTTTGTTTTTCAACAAATCAACAAAAACATTTTTTATAAATAAGCTATCTTCTAAATCTTTATCAGTTCTTTTGTGATGATTCAAAATAGCTTTCATTTTAAAAGAAGAGCTAATCCATTTCCACATCTCGTCCATTTTATATTTAGAAAAAGCCCCGTCTTTGTTATAGATTGCCTGTGGGTCGCTGACTCCATTATCATAAATCATTTTATGACTACAAATGACATTTTTTAAAAATGGTATTTCCTGAATATTAAACATATGGCAAGAATCTACATTAACAGAGAAATCAGTGCAAAGGGGGAAAAACCATTTTATTAAAGAGTGGTGAATGATTTTCAAACCGAAATGTGTAAACGGAATACATGAATAATCTTTACTGTTGAAGTATTCCAAATCAGTTGCATATGGTGTTTCTAAATTTGTACCAGGATAATAAGTTAAAACAGCAGGATTCATTTCTAAATCCTCTATTATTTGTTCTAACACATTTAAATCCCTCTGTGGTCTGAATATATAATCATAATCTACCAAAGCATAATAATCATATTTTTTCTCAACCATTTCAATCAATAAGTTTCTAGTTTCAGCCCACATTGTGTTTGGACAATGTTTCATGGCTTCAGGGTTTTCTTTATCATGTGTTACAAAATAAAAATCACAATCTTCTTTATTTTTGAAATAAGAGACATGATCTTGGTTCGGATCAGACGGAGTAACCTGTAATACGCATAATCTTTTATTCACTATAATATTCCTTTTGTATCTGAGTTTTTATTATACCAAATGTCGTACCACTTTATTGTCTCAGTTAATCCATTTAATAAATTTGTTTTTGGAGAGTAATTTATTTGTTTTCTAAGTTTTGTCAAGTCAGGACATCTTCTTTCTACGCTCCCGTTTGGTGCTCTTCTTATATCATAAAGACCTTCTAAATTATAGTAATTGTTTACTATTTCTGCAACTTCTGATATTTTGACTTCTTCTTCATCATTTCCAATATGAAAAATGCCATTAATGTTTTTTGTAGATAACAAATATGTAGCCTCAACAGCGTCTTCTACATAACAGAAAGCTCTTGTCTGGTCAGATCCATAAATTTTAAATGGCTGTTCTCCATCTTTTGCTCTTTTTATAAATTGTGGCATAACATGCTTAGTACCCATTCTTGGCCCATACACATTATGATACCTTATTATTTGATAATCTAATGAATACTGCTTGTGGTAGCTATTAATCATTATCTCGCATGCTAGTTTGCTACCTCCATAGGAAAATCTTTCATTTAAAACATTCTCTATTGTACATGAAATATTTTCCCCTGTGGGGATTAAATTATCATTGTTTTTAATTGTTCCAGCATATACTTCAGATGACGAGGAAAATACAAATTTTGTTTTTTTATTTAAATGTTCCAACAAATTCATTGTGCTCTTTAAAGCAACTTCAAAAACAGAATAAGGAATTTTATAAAAATTTTCAGTTCCATTTATTGCTGCTAGGTGATAAACAACATCATAATCAGTATCTAATTTAGACATTTCACTTTTGACTGTTAAATCCATTTTGATAAATTTAACATTGTATTCTTCAATCAAAGAAGAGATAAACTCATCATTTCTTCCTCTTAAATTATTATCACAGATATGTACTGTGTTGTTTTTTAAAGCACAATGTTTTGCTAAATGAGCACCTATAAATCCAGTACCGCCAGTAATCAAAATTTTCATCATTTTCTCATTCCATCATAAACTGTCACTTTATATTTTTTGTTTTCTTTTAAAATCATATCAAAGAAATCAATATCTAAATTTAATTTTTGAACCAACTTTGCAATTGCAAGAGTATCTTTTGGCAAACAGACTCCCCCAAAACCTCTAAAATTATCATTGCACTGTAGATAAGAATCATTTATATGTTCTCTTAGAACCAATGAATTTTTTATCTTACTGTAGGAGATATCTAAATTCTTACATAATTCGTAAAAACTATTAGCTAATGTTATCAATGTGGCATTATAAATATTGTTATAATATTTGACTGTTTCTGCTTCTGTTCTGCTTAACATACGAAAGTTCTTAGGATAATGCCCATGAGTTTCTTTAACCTTGTTAAAAACAATCTCAGAGTCAGTACCTATAACACACAAATCGTGATTTTCTATAAAATCAATTACAGCACACCTTTCTCTTAAGAATTCAGGAACAAAACAAATTGTCAATTCAGGATATTGCTGGGATAGTTTTTCTGTTGTTCCAGGCATAACTGTTGACTTTACAGCTATAATTCCTTTATAGTTGTTTTCGCTGAGATTACGAACCGATTCCTCTACAATTGTAACATCGCAAAACCCTTCGTCATCTGGTGGAGTTGGGACGCATAAAAAACATACTTCTGTATTTAAAACGTCTCTAAACTCACTACCTTTTATAACCGGGTCATAAAAACTTACATTGTGTCCTAATTCTAGAAAACCACTATGTACTGCTCCTCCAACAACCCCTAATCCTAAAATTCCTATTTTCATTTAAAAATCTCCATTTTTCTTAAATCAGGCCAATCATTCAAAGACCATTGTCTTGGAGTGGCGGCTATTGCTTTAGGTAATTTTTCCATACCCATTTTGGCCACTTCTGGTGTCATATAATAATGATAACCCATAGTTGATATATTTTGTTCTGCCCAGGGAATATCGGGTAACCTTCCATCATAAGACATTTTTTTTAAATTTTTATAATCTTCAAGATTTTGACACAGTATAACACCGCCTCTTCCAAGACTTAAATGTTTTCTAAATTGAAAACTAATGCACATAAAGGTGTTTTCAATATAGCTATTTTTTTTCCAAAGCACAGCAGCGTCTATAATATTTGTTTCTCCAATATAATAATAATCCTTCCAATTTTCTTCTTTCCAGCCTAACTCGATTCCTAATTTTTTAGACAATAGTGGAATAGAAATATAAGTTTGAGTCGGTACTATCATTTTTTTTACATTTTTATATCTAAGACAAAGTTCTATACCATGTGTACAACAATCAACTGCTACAGCATATGGAGAACCGAAGAATTCAGATATTTTATCCTCAAATTCGCTTACAATTTCAAAACTCATTTTTTACACTCAACATTAAGGCTCATTAGTGTTCCCTTATCTTTATCCATATGTGGTAAATAAGCTTGTGAATGGTCATCAAAATCACAATGACTAGTTTCTCTCCAATCATAATATTGAACATCTTTAAACATATTTTCTTGCAATACTTTTCTCAAAGACTCAAAATCATAAGTTGTTTTATGATATATTTTTTGTTTTCCCATATTCATTCTTCCATATAATAATCCAACAAATCTATCTAAAGGATATTTTTCTTCTGTATATAATCTGGATATTTCTAAAAAATTAGGAACAGCTATCCTTAAAATCCCACCAGGCTTTAGCACCCTTCTCCATTCTTTTAATAGACTTGGTATTTCTTGTCTATCAAAATACTCAATAACATGAGAAGCATATATTAAGTCCACTGAATTATTATCAAATTGTTGCAAATCTATAATTGAAACATAATCTAAATGATCATACTCGCCTGAGTCTATATGAACCCAGTCTTTGCCAAAATCTCTCCAGCCACAGCCCATATTTATTTTTATCATATAAACCTCTTATCTAATTCTTGTCCTTCGTATGGCCCTGTTTTATATTCATACACAATGGTATCTTCTTCTAATATTTCATAAGTATGGCCGCCATATAAAGTATAACTAGCGTCTCCCGCTTCTAATATGGGCGTTGCGATTATCGTATTATCTATGTCATACATTATACACTTAACTCTCCCTTTCACAACTATCCATGATTCTTGAGCTATCTGTTCATTATAATGTCTTTCTTTTTTTATGTGATAATGGGCAGGAAATTTTTTTCCATTTTTAAGCTTTAATGTTGCACACTGTAGAAAATTATTTTCTGGTATTACTTCTGTTCTTCCTTCTATATCTTCTAAACGATTAACAATATGAAGTAATAATTCAGGGTTTACTTTAGAATATATTTTTAACAATTGAGAGCCTCTTTAATGGACATTCTTTTGAAACCCCTCAAAGTAGTTATTGGGCTACAATTTATCATTTCTATGCCTTCGTGTGCGGCGCGATATGCAAACATGTTCCAAGTTGGTTTGTGAAAATCTTGACCTCTAGGGACGTTATACTTATCACCTTCTTGTTGGTAATCATCAAACCAGTAATTTGGATTTTTATCAGGAGTTTTTGACATTTTCAAAGAACTTCCTTCTTTTTCACAACCATCGACAAATTCAACATAATTGCAGTCAACACCCAATAAAATAATTTTTTTATACCCCAAGCAAACACCAACAGAACAAGCATTCGCTCCACTGTTTCCATTATCATGAAATTTTTTAAAATCTTTTTCTGTATTGTTACACCTGTTTGTACTACCATATGGAAGCAAATTTATAAAAGTGAAGTTTTTCTTATCACTAATGTTTCTAATATAAAAGTGTCTTTTTATTTTGCCACTATTGATTAAATTTTGAAATGACTCAGTATGATTGTCTGTTACAATATAATCAAAACAACCATGATATGTTGGCCACCAGTTTAATCTCTCATAGGCTCTATATGCAGAATTTAAGCCAAAAGTATCGTGTCCCTTCAGCATATCAAAATCAACTTGAGCCAATGAAGGTCCATTTCCCATTAAAATTAAAGTTTTATTTTTCATAATAGTTCCAAAAAATCTCAGTCCTTTTTGAAAGATATTCATAACACTTTTGAGGAGTTCTTGCGAACCATTCCTCTTTTTGGTGCTGCACATTATCATTTAAATGTAATTCGCAACCTAGTAGTTTGGCTTCTATACAAATCCTAGGACAAGTATCTCCACCAAGAGGTCGAAATATTAAACCTTTAGATAGGGACATTTTTATTAATAATTCATGATATGGCAAGTTTTTTACTAACTCATATTTTAATTTATTATTTTTTGCATATTCAATACATTCTTTCGTTCCTTTAATCCATGAATCTGATTCTAGAATCAAAAATGTATTGTTTTTTTCATTATCTTTAATGCTCTGAATAAATCTCAGATCACCTGTTGAAAATACAGAAGATAAAACCTCACAAGATTCTTTTTTTATAGTCTTCACATTTTTTAAAAATATATCTCTTTGAACTTCACTCATAAACCATATTTTTTTAGCATATCCATAAAAAATAAGATTAATCTTGGAACCCTCTTTATCCATACAATCGCAATCGGTTTTTTCTAAAAAAATATGTTTATCAAGAGATCTATATTTACAAAATTTATAATCATATTCAATAATAGAATAGCTTAATTTTTTTGCTATTAGTAATTTATTCTTCTTTGTAAGCGCAGAAAAATTACATATAAACCAGTGAGAATCTTTGAAATTTTCAATTTGTTGTTCTAAGAGATTTTCGCAATTTATTTTTATTATATTATTGGAATAAGGCTCTATAATTGATTCTGTTGTAAGTTCTGCGCCTCCTGTATACTGATTTGAAAATAAATCAGCCACAAAAACAAAAGGCTTCATAAAAGATCTCCTAGTAGGTCATCAATCTCTTCTTGCATTTTTATCTGTTCTTCTTCATTGTAAAATTGTTTACAAAATATGTCAAATAATTTTTCATCAGAAAAATCTTGATCAATGAGTTTTTTTAAACTTTCAGCAGTTTTCTTTGCTTTATTCCAATTTTTGTATGTTTTTCTTAATGTCATTTTATAGGAGCCTTGATCTGGGTATGCCCACATTGACTCTTCCTCTAAAACTCCAGGCCAAACTGCTCCCTTTTGTATTGGTTTTAATTCAAAATCTACATTTTGAAAATACTTTTTGCCCTGGTATTGTAAGAAGTCTTGTTGCCCACTCCACCCTATAGTTATAATGGGTAAACCCTCTCTAGCTGCTTCAAATAAAGGTAACCCAAACCCCTCTCCATGGGCGATATTGATCATTGTTTTTATTTTTGGATGAGTATAAAGACCTGTCATTTGCCCAGAAGTTAAGTCTCCATGTAGTAAATAAATTTTACATTTTCTATCTGGGTATTTTGATAAGATTTGTTTAAGACTTGCTTGAGTTGAGTTCAAATCAAGCTTAGAGTTATTCTTTACATTTGCTTTTATTACAAGACCAACTTCTTGATCAATAAATTCTTCAACCCACCATGAAATGGCATTAACAAAATTCTTTCTTGGTCCCATTTGAGATATCATTAAAAAATTATAATTTGTTTCTGGATTAAAGCCAGGAATTGTTTCGGGCTCGCTCCTTGGTGTATTTTCCCAAACTACCTCAATTGGAGTATTTAATTTATATTCAATTTGTTGATTGTTTTGTGTATTTGTCGCCATAACTGTTGTTTCTTTATATACTTTTTTTGCATGATTTGAAACAACAAGAATCTTATCAACCTCTTCATTACCTTTTTGAAGCCACTGTGGTGCTACTTTTGTGGTTTCAATACCAGCGGTATAACCAATATTTACCGGAGCTATTTTTTTAAATTCATTTGGAATTGTAATTTGCAAAGATATATCAGCTTGAAGTTGCTTCTTATGAATCAAAACTTGAGTAAGAGTAATTTTTTGATCCATCCATTGTCTAAATTCATCATTTTTCCAAATCCACCCTGTTTGTCCCCAAGCAGTTGGTTGAATAAAAATATCAAATAAATCCTCTCTTGATCGGAGAGCACGAAGGGCAAAACGAGATTGTTCGCCATAGCCTGATTGTGAGAGGACTGGGCCTCTTACAAAGATTTTCTTTTTCATGCTACTTCTCCAAAATAAATTCCATTATAGTCTTTTCTATCTTCCCAGGAGCCGTGCTTTTCCATAACTGAGTCCATTAAATCTGTCCATTGTTTATTAAATGTTTCAAAGTTGTAGTTATTAAGAACATGATCACGACCTTTATTGCCCATCGCTCTACGGGATTCAGGCGTCATATAATACATTTTAGTCAAAGCGTTCATAAATTGATTCTTGTCAAGCCTATCTTCATAAATATATGGAACCTCTTGTGATCCGATAATTGATTTTGAGGAAGGCTTAAGACCGACTCCAAACCATTCTGAGCCGTTTGTAACTTGTTCTTGAAGGCCGCCGGTCATATTAACAATAATTGGAGTACCACAAGATAGCGATTCCAATGTTGCTAGTCCAAAACCTTCAGCATCAGAAATATTAATTGTACAATCTGCCATATTATACATGGCTGATAGATCGTTTGAGGTCACTTTAGTCGTTGAGAATAAAACTTGATTTTGTTTTAATCCCAGGTTTTCAATAATATGCGTTAAATCTTGCCCATGAGGATCTTTAGGGTCCGTATGCATAATAAGTTGTGCTTTTTCATGTAGATTGTTTTTATCTAACCATTCTTTGAACCAAAAAATTAGTGTACCTGATTGTTTGCGGCGGGCATTTCTATTATTCCAGAAAAAAACAAATTTCTCTCTATCTTGGGGATTGAGTGTTGAACTTCTAATGTTCTCTATTTGTTCTATAGAAAGTGGTTTAAATATTTCACCATTAACTGCGTGAGGAACATAGGTGCAATCTACTTCAGGTGCCACAGTTCTTACAATATCATCAGAAACTTTAGAAATAGTTGCAATGTGATCATTGCAAGCATAATATCTCTTGTTAAATTGAGGATATGGGTAATTATCCCATACATGATAATAAACAATTGGACACAATGGTCTAATTTCGTTTTCCATTGACCACAGCCAGCCCCAAAACCTTGGATCAGTCATAATCCAAATAGCATCAACTTTTTCAGTTCTCAAGATAGATCTAATCATTTCTTGTGTGCCATAACCGTCAACGGGAATAATTCTCCAGTCTTGGTCATATGGTTCAACGGCTATAGGGTTATAATTTTGGTGTTTAATAGCACCACCAAGCGATATAATAGAATACCTCCCGGTTTTTAGTAGAGCCTCACAAACATACTTTGTTTGAGTTCCTACACCGGAAGGTGAGAGTGGGTGATCCGATAAAGTAAGGATCTTCTTTTTAGTAGACAAATTAACCTCGTTTTCATTATATTATAACAGGTTAAAATTTATTTGTCAAGGGGTTTTTTTACCTTTTTTATAGAAAGAGAACCACAGTCTTTAATATCGTCTCCAATTTGAATTTTATAAATTCTACATCCAAGGTGATAAAGAATGTGATTTTTGTTTTCTGATACTCCGATAATGATTCCAAGTTCTTTCTGATATGTCTCCACTAAGTCTCCAATATTAAAATCTAAGTCTAATACATTAATGTGATCGGGGTGTATATCAATAGAAACTGTTCCTGCTGCAACATACAGACTCTCGTTTGTTGTGTATGTATAATAATCCTTCTTGCTCATTTACAGTGCTCTGTTTTTCTAAAATCACACCTGTCGCAAGATAACCGGTTCTTAAATTTTATTTGACGATTTATATTTGATAATGCTTTCAATAAAAGATCGTTAGCATTGCTTGTTTTACGAGGTCCAGAAGTTACCCTAAAAAATTCAACATTATCTGACTTTGCTGTTCTCTTCAAAAGAGCAAAATGTGTCTCTACCAAGCTTGGGTCAATATCATACTTCTGACAGAAGAATTTCTTATACAGGGTTAGTTGATATGTTGTAATTCTATCAGTTCTTCTCTCGGCATTCCAACCCCATGAGCAAGACTTCCAATCAACAATATGATATTTACCGTCTTCTGTTTTAGCAACGAAATCAATGAAGCCTTTGAAGTTATAATCAGCCTCTTCAAAATTTTCAATTTTTTCAAACAATCGCTCCTCAACGGACACAACTTCAAAATTTCCGAAGTAGGATTCAACCGCAGGGATCACTTCAGGAGAAATTCTATTGGCTTGTGACAACATTTCCATTACCAATTCAGGTTTAGAAACAGGAACTTTATTAAGTTCGGCTCTGAAAGCATGTTGAAAGTATTCTTCGTAGTCTTCTTCGGGCAACTTACCAAGCAAAGCATTTTCACAAAGACTGTGAATAGCTCCTCCAAATGCCGTGTATTCATTACCGATAAATCCTTTGATTTTATCGATATACATAAGTTTGTGTTTAAAGGGACATTCAGACCAAATTTTAAGTTCTGAGAAAGATATATGAGGCATGTTAACCTTCCAAGTCAAAGAGTTCTTCTAATCTTACAAATAAAGCGGGGCACAATTGTTTTACTGTTTTGTGGTCTCCTTGGACATAGTTTTCAAAACCGACAGCGAAGTATTCTCGCAGATCAGTCACAGAATATGGTGATATAAAGAGTCCTGTTATTAGGCTCCATAATAAACCATACCCAACTCCTCTATACAGATAATCGTCCATATCTTGATCAAATGCAACTTGAGTTTGCATTTCAATTGGTGGGTTTTGACTCTCTGCTTTTAAAAGAAAATATAGTTTCTTTCTCTTACCAAGAAACTCACTCATAAGTTTGCCGTCAGAGTAAATTGAATCCCCGTATCGCTCTTCTAAAGAGTGTGAGATTTCATGAACTATATCCTCTATAATATCTTGCTCGTCTTCTTGTTCGTTGGTTAAATAGATTGCACCCTTGTCGTATAGGGCACTAATTTCTCTATCATTAAGGAAATCAAACTGACCAACATAAATAATATCAATACCTGCTAAAAGGTATGATGGGATCCTACTTGCTACTAATCTTAAACAAAAATCAAAATCAATATCACTAGTAAATTTATCTTTTATGAAAACATCGATATCATGCAATTTATAATGATCCTTCAGTTCCTTGGATTTTTTAATTGACTCTTTAATCCATTTCATAAGTACAACTCCATTATCTTTATTATACTACGATATAGTAACTATGTCAAGACAAATGAAGTTCTATTTACAAATATCCAAGTAACAAGCAGACTTATCAACAATATAGGCACCATACATAGCCTGACCTATATCTAAAGGTCGAATTAATGGCGGTATCTCTTGCATTTCCGGTGGCCACATTTCAAAGATTTCTTTTGTAGAATCACCGAAAGCACCCTGTTCTTTTATCTTCGTCAATTTCCATTGAGGTTTCCATCGTATTGTTCCCCAACGAGTTCTGGATCCATGACCTAATTGTTTTCCATATTGGTCATACAACTTCATTGTAATTGTAGAATATTTGTTTCCAACTAAAATAACCGTTCTTAGGGTCCAGTGGTTATTGATCTTTCCACACGAAATAGCGTCGGAATAATCACATTGTTTAAAATTCTGAATATGTTTTACATTACTCCAATCAAAGACATTTATGGTTCCTTCCCATTTATTTGGGTTAGACCAATATTGCAATTGGTGCTTCAACATGCCAGTGTTTTGAGCAGAGTTGGATACCAAAATATTTAAAGGTATAGAGGTTCCAGATTTTCCGCTTGGGGCATGCACTTCTGTTATATCAACATAAATCTGAACATGTTGTTCAGCAGTATTGGAATCCGGTACGGCAAATACCAGAGACATAAAAAACAAAATGATAAACATAAAGAACTCCTATAAAATCTTCGCTGCTTCTGTCGCGATTCTTGATCGCTCTCCTTTCTTAAAGGTTATGTGACCAGCCAAATCTGATTCTTTAAATTTCTCAATAGCATAAGCCAATCCGTTTGAGGTCTCGTTGGTATAAACATTATCGATCTGTTCTATGTCCCCTGTGAGGACGATCTTCGTGTTTTCTCCGACCCTTGTTATGATTGTCTTGACTTCATGAGCGGTCAAATTTTGGGCTTCGTCAATGATTATATAGGCATTGGAAATTGAACGACCCCTAATATATGTTAAGGCTTCAATTTCAATTTGTCCCTTCTCCATAAATGATTGGAGCATTGTTCTATCATTACCAAGAATCAATTGAAGATTATCTTGAATTGGTTTTAACCAAGGTAACATTTTTTCTTCCATTGTTCCCGGCAAGAAACCGATATCTTTTCCAAGCGGTTGAACGGGGCGAGACACAAGAACTCTTTTATATACATTGTCTCTCAAACCAAGGGTTTGTTCGATGGCTGCCGCGAGGGCAACCAAAGTTTTTCCACTACCTGCTTTACCAATCAAAGTGACGAGTGGAATATTTTCATCAAAGAGTAAATCATATGAAAAAGCTTGCTCTTTATTGCGAGGGGTGATTCCCCAACTTAGGTCTCGTTTTTCACCTATGATCTTTTCAAGGGGTAGTCCATATCCTTTGAAGCACCCAAGAGCAGTTTTTTTGGGGTTAGCGGACGATTGAAGCATAATAAATTGGTGTTTATACAACTTGATCTTTAAACCTTCGTCCAAATATATTGGCTCATCATTATAAAACTGATCAATCATTTGATCATCAACAACGATTTCTGCATATCCAGAATACAATTTATTGCGGTCATCAACCACTTGCTCTGTAATATAGTTCTGCGCTGTTAACCCAATAGAATCGGCAATAACTCTCATATTGATATCGCGAGACACAACAATAACTTTTTTCTTTGGATTATCTTCTTTGATCTTTATCGCAGAAGCAAGAATCTCATTATCTGGTATTGTTGGATCAAGATCTCTTGGAAGTTCAGAAGTAGCCGTGACCACTTGTAAAATTCCTTTGCCTTTATCAATACGAACACCAGAAGCAAGAGAACCTTTCTCTCGTAAGTTATCAAGGTGTTTGATAATCATACGAGCATTGAATCCAACGGAATCTTGTCGCTTCTTGTGTTTATCAATTTCTTCCAATACTTTAATTGGAATAATAATATCGTTATTCTCAAATTTGAATAAACAACCTGCATCCGAAAGGAATACTGAGGTGTCTATTACATAAAACTTTTTAGCCATTGTTTCTCCTTAACTTTTTTCTTTTTTCCAAAGCTGCTATTTCTGCTGCGGTTTGGGCAAGGTATTTTGCTTGTTGTTTTAATTCTTTATCAAGAGTTGTATGTTTTTGTTCGGGGGATAATTTTTGAAATTCATCAACTGATGTAATTATTGGATTAGAAATGATTTCTTCTTTTGCTTTCATTTGAATTTGTTTATCCGTTGCTTTTGGAAATTGTCTTTTTGCTTTTTCATATTCTTTCTTAACAATTGGTTTAATTTTTGAAGCAATTTTGTCTAAGGTTCTTGTTTTCTTTAATGGTATAAATTGTGTATCTAATATTTTTCTATAATCTTTTGTGCTTGGTTTTAGGTTTATTTTTTCTCTTTTGAAATATCTGTCCATTAATCTAAATGCTTTTCGCAATTCTATTGGGTCTTGCTGATTAAAAAGAGTTACTATATTTTCATAATCTTCTTTGGAATCAGATTTTAAAAAGTTAAGTGTTTTTGTAATTCTCTCATCGGAAACACCGGCAATTTCCATTGCTTTTGTTCCACCAAATGGCGCAACTTCCTGTAATGCTTCGGAGACTGCCTTTAACATTAAATAATACCTTATAAAAGAATTATATTGCTGTCTTAGTCTTCTTCCTGATTCACCTTCTTGACTTGAATCAAGACCAAGTGATTGAGAAAAGGCTCTAAACAAAAATGGTTTTATTGCGGCTCGGATTTCTGGAAGTTCATTGACGACTTTAAGAAGTTCAGTTCCTTGTGGTTTTTCTTCTTCGGTGTCTTCGGGAGTTGCTTCTGTTTCTTCTTCTTCTTCTTCTTCTTCTGGCTCAACCATGGCG